CTTCGAACGAATTCGGTTCAAGTTCGGACTGCAATAGGGAAATTGTGGAATAGATTTTTCCGGACCTGATTTCTGACCCAGTAAACACCCAGCCCTCGTATTCAATCTTGCTTCGTCCCATACCAGAACCCCCTTCATCTCTTTAGCTGTGCGTCAATAGGAATGAAATTCACTTCGATTTCACCCCAAAAATTCACGCCCTTTTCAACCTTCTCAATATCCTGTGATGCACTGGTGTAATAGGCCTGGTAACTGATAGTTTTCTGCCCGTCCGCAGCCTCTAGTAATACGGAATCATCGATAGAATGCTGATACAGATATTCCCAGAACTCATCTAAGCCGGCGTAATCATCCCCACGTCTGAATACAGTAATCTTATGTCCAAGATATGTCCCGATTATATCCCGGATCATTTTCCCGGCCAAAACTCGCCCTGCGTTAGGGCCATCCAGTACATTAAAATTTCTGTTGTAAGCGGAAATTGCAACATCAGCATCAAATTCCACGCCATTCAGTTTGATGTAGCTCATTTATCCCTCCGAAAGACGCACACCGATTCTCTGCGTCTGCTGGTTGTTTAGCCTGTACATCACTCGTCCCATCTCTTGCTCTCCGATCTGAAGGATGACGGTATGATCTCCGCTTCCTCCGTTCATCCCACTTCTCTGAATGCCACGCACGACTGCCGCCTCGATCTCCGATGTGGGGGCCTCAATGTTCGTACCGCGTTTCTGGTCGCCCAGCACGGCAAGGAACTCCCGGTTGGGCGGGATGACGGCCCCACGAGCCAGGGCGGGGACATCCTCCAGGGCGAGGCGGGGAGCGGACACTCTGCCACTAAAGCCGCCGCTTCTTCCACTACTTGTTGTTCCGTTGCTTCCTAACTTTAGAACCGCACCACCGCCAAGAAGGGCAATACCGGCTAGCAACATGACTGGATTCAATGTCATGGCACCGATGGCAATTAGGGCTATGCCAGCAAGTAAAAGTGCTGTAGATACCCATCCTGCCACTTCTTCGAGGTGTAGGGATTCAACCCAGCTTGGAAATGTTCCACTTTCGTTTCCAATAACCATACCTGCTACAAGCAAAGCAAGTCCGCCGAGAAACATTGGTATGCTCTGTGTCATAAGGCCTATCGCTACAAGTCCAATACCGGCGAGCAAAACCGCAGTGGTTACATATCCCATGACTTTTTCAAGACCCAACGTTTCGACCCAATCCTGCAAATGTCCATCATTTACTGAGGCAACGATTCCAAGCCCAAGAATAATTGTACCAGCAATTAATAATGGAATATTTGCTGTAGCCGCCGCAACAGCTACCATTACAATTCCGGCTAAAAGTATGACAACAGATATCCACTGGACAACAGTCGTTAGGTTTAATTTCTCCCACCACGCCATCAATGTTTGCTCCCCAATTAACTCTGCCGTGATACCTGCAGCAAGTAAAACTCCTCCTGCGACAACCATAAAGATGTTACCCATCGCTGCTCCGATGCAAATCAACGCAATCCCTGCGATTTGAATTGCAGCTGCTACATACTCAAATGCTGAATTAAGTCCAAGGGTTTCTGCCCATGATTTCATCGTCCCGCTTTCGATTCCTACATAAATTCCAGTTGCAAATAAAGCGATTCCGGATATCACCATTAGAATATTACCGAGTCCTGCCCCGATACAGACGAGCGCAAATCCTGCAATTAGCAGTGCTGCAGTTATAAACTGAGCCGCTCTCGAAAGCCCGAGGGTTTCTGCCCAATCTTGCATCATACCGCTCTGTGCCGCATACACAACGGCTACACCAATTAAAACCAGTCCCGCTATGACTAAAAGTATATTTGCTGTAGCAGCTCCGATTGCTACCATCACAATTCCTCCAAGGATAACAGCAATTACTACAAATTCCTGCACACTGTTAAGTCCAAGCGCATCTACCCAAGATTGGAGTTGTTCATTTTCCTCCGAAAATGCAATCCCAGTTCCAAGCAATAACAAGCCGGCAATAACAAGAAGCAAACTGCCCATTGATGCGCCGATTGCGATAAGCGCAATTCCTCCAAGCATTAATGCGATCGGGACCCACGCAGATACGCTTTCCATGACTTGCTGTAACCATCCGCTGTTTTGATTGATTGCGGAAAAATCTGGAACAATCTCCTGATCTTGATCAGCCGCTTTTTTGCTCCCACCTGAAAGCTGATTGATTTCATCGAAAGACGCCAGAGATTTTTCCGCTTCCTCCGCCGCCTCTCCAGTTCCCTCAATGGCTTCTGTTTCCTCATACAGGCTTTCAGCGGAATCCGCCGCCTTGTCTGCGGTAGTCCCAAAAATGGCCGCAGTAAACCGTGCCGCCATTGAAATAATCTGAGCCAGTATATCGACAAACTTAGCAAATGCTGGTATAATCACGTCAATAAACGGCTGGGCCAGTGTCAAAAGGGCGCCTTTCAGTCTTGCGATGGAAGCCCTTGCTTCGTCATTCGTCTTAATGACCTTGCTCATCCACTCCCGGAACTTTGCAAGCGCCTGTGTGATAATCGTGAAAACAAGCGCGCTCCTGATAACTTCACGTAGACGCATGGAAAATTTGGCTGCACTTTTCTGCGCATGATCAACAGATTTTGCCATTTTTTCAGAAGCAGGGCCAGCTTTTGCCATGTTCTGCTGGATGCTGCCGGCTTCTTTCTTCGTCCGGTTTAGTTTTCCTTCCAAACTGGAAACTTTGGAATCATAGGTTGATAAAGCACTGTTGGCCTGTTTCCATTCTTTTTCAAGCGCATTGACCTCGGCCTGTTGCTGTTTCAACGCAGCGTCAACCATGGGTTTATCTGCGTATGAGCGCATAAAGTCATCCGCTGACACGCCAGGCTGCATTGAAACATTGATGGCACTTTGCTCATCCTGCAGTGTTGCAAGTCGTTTTCTAGCCTCTTCTAGCTTTGTGTTGACTGAGTTAAGGCTGTTTTCAAGCGGAATCCTGCCATGTTTTTTTGCGGCAAGCTGTTCTTCCAAAGATTTGATCTGCCTATTAAGGCGATTAAGTTCTTTCTGAGCGTTTTTATCATCAATATTGGTCTCAATGACGATAGAACCGTCAGCAGACATATGAAACACCACCTTGAGGGGAGAGATTTATGTGGATGGATATAAAGAAATCATTATTACAAGGGAGAAATCCATGTGGGGCTGTGCGGTTGATTTTACTGTCCTTTTAGACGGTAAGGTCGTCGGGACATTGCGAAATGGGACGACCATTTCTGCATACGCCCAAGACGGGCCGCATACCATTTCGTTCCAAAAGGGCCGAAAGATAGACTGCTCTATTTCGATTCTCTTGTTGCCGGAGGATAGGGCAAGGGTCGTGAATACGATTATATCTGGTTCTCATATTGTGGTTGATAGCGAATACGCAACAAACACACCAGAAACCGTCTCTTTCGACAGCAAGAACGCCCCAGGAAAAAGCAGCAGACGAATTAAGGGAAATATTGCATTTTCGGCCGTGATTGTTGTTGCTGTGCTTTCCACTGTATTTCTTACTTTTGGGAGCCGCTTTGATAGTTCGTTAAACTCTGATTCAAACAATCTGCCACAGTCTACGCCCACGCAGGCCAGCCAATCGGAGGAAATTACCATTTCCGCCGCTGATTTGTGGGCAGCGTATAAAGAGAACACTGTGAACGCAGATGCACTATATAAAGATAAGATTCTAGTTGTGGCCGGAACTATTCAAAATATAGGGCAGGATATTGTTACAAAGGCCCCATGCATTTCTCTTGAGACAAATGATGGTTATGGACTTTATCCCATCCAGTGTTTCTTCCCAAAAGATGGCGAGCAAACAAATTTGATTGCTCAATTAAATGATGGAGACTATATTACTATTGTCGGAGAATGTGATGGTGTTCCGCTAGCTCAGGTACAGCTATCTGATTGCTCCATACGATAGTAAAGTAATTCCAAAAGTCGTAGTTGGCAGTATTGATGATGCAGTTGCCTTTGTAGGAGCCGTTTCTCCTGGAATGGAAATCGTTGGTCACGTAGTTTGGGAACTACCATCGGATTGGGATGAATTTCAAACATCTTACATAGACGCCGGAACAGCTGTGGAAAGCAAACAGCATTTTGTAATTTGTAAAGAGGACATAAATTAGTAAAACCTCCTCCGTTTCAATATGGAGTTGTTAACAAATCAAGTTTCTTGACAGCTATCCAGCCAGCCCGTATAATAGCAAACAAGAGGTGATCGGGATGTTAGATGAAAAGGACCTGCAAGCGATTCATACAATGATGGAGCAGCAGAAGAAAGAAATCCTCAAAGAGTCTATGGCAAATATGCAGGTAATCATTGAGAATACATTTGCCCCACAATTCAAATTATTGTTTGAAAAGCTAGATTCGATGGGGTCTAAAATGATCCCGCAAGAAGCTATAGACATTATGGAAGATCGCGTGGATGATCTTGAAAAAACGGTGGCTATACATACCCGGCAAATTGAAGAATTGAAAAAAGCTCAGTAATGAATGCCTCAGACGGTGCCTGTTTCGGGTGCCGTCCTATTTTTTTCGCCCGTCCAGAGGTTTACAAGATTGTTTTCCGCCTCACTATAGTTCTGTTTGATGTCGATAATGTCACGATTTTTCCGATAAAATTCTCTGTCTGACTTGTCCAGCGGCTTACCTTTTGCTTTCTTATCGCGGATGCGGACGATCTGGGCAAATAGGCAATCCCCAATCTCTGCATAGGCGGAAAGAATAGTCCACCAATGGACTCCTCCTGTATTGGTTTCGATGTCGTAGTCCACAGCGCGGGCCTCATAGCCCAACACACGGTTGACTGGGGCAATAATGCGCGGGAAGTCCATCGGCCAGTCTACAAGGTGTGGGCCTTTCTGCTCCTTTGACTCCTCGCCTCCATTGATAAAGCAGAACATCGCTTTCATCGCCGCGTCATAGTCAGTCAGATCGTCAAAGTCAATGTAGAAGATTTGGAGTACGTCAAGAGCGCGTTCTTCCTCGCTGGAATCCGGGTCGTTCATGGCCTCGAAAATATCAAGGATAACGCGGTAATCATAGCGGATAGCAAACTCTTCTCCGTCTATTTCAACGGTTTTTGGCAGCCCATATCTCATGACGTACTCCTTTGATTACTTCTTCTGATACTTTTGGTATTTTGCCGTATATTTACTGATCCTTGGATTAGTAAGCTTTTGCTCTCTTGAGAATGTGGTGTCGATTTCATCCATGATAGCCATCATCAGATTACACCACACGGGGAGGCCATTAGCGATTGCGTAGACGTTCATGCCGCCGAATACCGCTTCGCTCACGGGTGCTTCAAATACACCATCAATGATGTCACGCATCTCTGCATCCCGCTCTTTGGCAAATTCAAAGATTTCTCTCTTATCCGTCATCTTCTCGATCTGTGCCTTATACCCTTCCTGCTTTTTATCCAGTTCTTCAAAGGCAGAGTACAGCTTTTCCACAAAGTTGCTGTCAGTCGGGTTAAAAGATACCTCACACTTACCGTTTAGGGAATATGTAGTGAGACCTGAATCAAAATTAAGTTCTTTCATGTCTTAGACCTCTTCATCACTAGGCGTAAATGTCACTGTCCCGCCACTAACGGAGGCTGTCCCTACAGTACGAGTTCCACCATAAGTCACTTCAAGCGGCATACCAATTGTGCCGCCGCCCTCTCCGCCAAGCCCAGAGGGAAGAATAGAACAAGATGCATATCTCTCTGCAAACACAGCTGTATTAGCCGTACCTGCATATAGATGGACGATAAGCATGTCTTGATTCATCAGGGCATTTACATTCTGGTCTTTAATGCCAAGATTCCAAATTTTCTTTTGGGCTGCGTCATCCGCATCTAATTCGCACGGGTCAAAAGTCTGAGTGATTGTGGGCTTCTTTCCGTTGGTGTAGGTATTTCCGAAGATGTCAACCTTCGTCTCTGTTTGCCAGTCATACTCAGACGAACTATCTTCTACTCGCTTGCCAATTGCAGACCACTTCGGAGTGCCAATATCCTCCGCTGTATTTAGGTAAGCAATCAACATTTCCCGTCCTACAGTTTGACCAGGTGTAGTATTGAAAGTTAAATCGGCCATAGTCTATTGCTCCTTTCAAACTCCGACTTCATAAGTCAGGCGCATTAAAATCTGATAATCTTCATAACCGTTTTCAAGTGCGGCCAGCTTTGCGGCCTGTGTGGTAGGCTCCACTCTCAGTGCGCGGATTCCATCTCCAAGCTCCGGTTTATTCGTTCTGGCCCAGTCTCCGAATCTGTTCAACAGCTCGACAGCTTCTAATCGTGCATCTATGCTGTCTCCCGGTTTGATTCGATAGAGCATTTCAAACTGATATTCCGCTTGATATCCGCCCAGAATGTATTTGCTTGTAATGTAAGTTCCCGGAATCGTGGAGAGAGTCATTCCTACCTCAGCGGGCTTTGCCATGTCCACATCTAAAAATTCATAGTTGATGATGGCAACGGGCTTGTCTGGAAAGGTATTTGCCCAAACCAGCATAGAACGGGAAATTGTTTGAACCTCCTCCGCCGCAGCTAACACTTTAGGCCGTTCTTTTTTATCAGAGATCATTCTTCACCGCCTTGTCTGCTACTCGCACCCACTTCTCAAGGTTTTCTGACCTACTAGCCTCGAACCAGTGGGATTGGGCCTTTGGATTTACAGAACGCTGTATGTTCAGGTCCATATCAGTTGGTTTCAGTTTTGCGCCCTTGCGGAATCTTATTACTTCCGTTCCATCTTCGCCCACAATGCGCATCGGCCCCTTTCCTGTAGCCGCATCCACCATAACTTTTCCGTAATAGAGGTAGCGGGCATAAGGGCCAGGGTAGACGATCGTCGATCCTCCTGTCCCAGGGCCGAGCCCTGCGTTACTGAATCCTTCTATTCTTGTTCTGGTATCTAGGCTCCCGGTTAACGCAGGAACATAAGGCCTCGTGTCTTCTCTGATTTGCAGCGCCACAGTATGCTCCGCTTTAGTGCAGCTCTCAGCCAGTTTTTCTTTGATGCTCTCTAACCCTTTGGTGTGTACCGTGAGTCTCAGCATTTCAAGCACCTCCCACTTGAAAGTGTGACATATCTCCGCCAAAATCCTTGAAGTCCACCTTACTCACATCGTAGACGTTATCATATGCCGCTTTGATGGTCTGCACCGTCCAATCTAGGTGTACGGCCTCCCCTTTGACGAAAAAGCAGTCGCGGCTTACAGAGAGCGTCCACAGGCCGGTCTTGTCGTCTGCATTCCAAAATTCTCTTGGTCCGACATACCGCTTCTTTCTGCCTGTTAAACCATCCACAGCATCAACATTGACCGGGATATACAAGGTAACGGCGTCCGCCCCTTCCAGGCCGCTCTTGTTCACATTAACGCCCTTGGAGGCGTCCAGGAGTACACCACGCAGAACAGTGATGTGATTGACCAAAGTAGGCTCAAATTTGTTTTCCGGCAGCTCTATACTCTTCGTGTTATAGAGTGTAACAACATGTGGAAACATGCTCATGCGTAGTACCCCTTTGCTTTCAAAAGCCCAGTTCCAGCAAGATACATTTTCGCCGTCTCCATAAGAACTCCTTGTGCACTTTCTGCCGCATTCAGCGCGTCTTTGGCGCTTGACCCCCCGGAACGATAGGTTTTGGACCAGCTTCCAACGGTTTGGCTTTGTAGTTCCCCGGAATCTCCGACAGACGCAGATAAGCTTTTGCTTGCCGAACTCCTTGCCGCGTCAATCGTTTGATAAGCTTCAGCGATTGCACAACACGCCATCTTTACCGCTTCCAGGTCTGCATGTTTGGCGGCTCTTCCAGCCGTACACCAGTCAAGGTAGGAGCTTGCCCGAAGCGCAAGTCTCGGAAAATCAGATGGCTCAATAGATTTACCGAAGTACACATACGAATAGAACTCGTAACTCGCATAAATCATAGCGCCGTCCTCCGGAGTACCGCCAAAATATCGGCCTTTTTCATGGAGCTGTTGACACCCCCCACGCCGTTCTCCACAGCATAATCAAGCATTTCTGCCCGAGTCATGCTGGAGAAGTCGGGCGTGGAGAGTGAAGCCGCGCTCAACAGCTCATTTAACCCCCCGAGGCAGCGTCTGGCTTTACAGCGGCCACAAACAGGCCGTTGGGGTCAGGAAGGACCGGGATAAACAATCCGGTGGCCTTCGTCCACACCGCTACAGGGTCAGGCGTCGCCCATTGGGTGATGGTGATGTACTGATCGGCGGACTTTTCGTTGTATTGTCCATACTCCGCCTCTTCTGGAGACACGCCCCACAAGCCCACACCCACCTGCGGAACTGCGGTGAAAGTGATCTTATCCTCCGGATAGAAGCGGTGCGTCGCCTCTGTGCCGTCCGCCTTCTGAGTCTTATATCGCAGATCATAGGTTGTGATGGTTCCAAATCCGAAGAGCTGCGAAAACAAACCGCGTAGACGCTCGTTGGGAACATAGGTCCCCTGTCCAACAGAACCAAAGATCAGGGTCTGAATGCCCTTGTTGGTCGCTAACTTACGGACTACCTTGTTAGAGGTAATCGCCTCGTTGATGGTGTACCCCATCTCAGCGGCTTGGTCCACAATGGCTTGAATCTGACCAATGACATCAGCATCAGCGGACATGTCCAAATCGAAGGCCAGGTTTTCACTGGGAACTTTATAATCAACGGTCATCTTAAGGCGATTCTCATTGATGTTCATCTTACCTGTGGCAAGCACGTCCATCTTGGCAACTTCGGTTCGGACCTTGACTGCATCCGCCATCAGACGCATATCATCAAACACATAGCGCACAATGGCGTCATCGGCATACACCCCGGATTCACTCAGGAGCCGAATGCGTTCAGTCTGGTTGATCTTGCGCTTGATCAGCAGCTTTTCGACCTCCATCTTGTCAAAGGTAGGCCGGGAACCGATCTCCGCCTCTGTGTCAAAGGCGTGGACGGTAGCCATCACAGGCAGGGTAGCGCCATTGGCAAGCCGCATATATTCCGCCTTGAGGTTTTCGGTCTTCTGATCAGGGAAAAGCCGGTCGCCTAGGTATGCAGGGCGGGCAACAGACAGATTCTGAGAGAAATCCAGTCTTTCAGCATCGGAAATCAAAGTTAAAATATCAGCCATTTGTCAATCCTCCTTGTTAGACGCCTGCGGAAGTCCAGACGGGATAGAGTTTTGCATCCTTGGTCATCTTGACCGATGTAACCGCAGGCCCGCCGCTGGAGAGCGCCCATCCGGTTTGTGTATTGCTCGCTTTAGTCAGCGGATAATCGGTTGATACAGGGGCATAACTGCCCTCCTGGTATTCATGGGTATCAACCGGAGGCGTGCCTGTACCATCGTCCTTTTCATAGGTCAGGCAATATCCCCTGGTAACTTCGGGCGCATCCACAAACACAATCCCAGCCGCTTTCAGCGGTGTCTCGGCGGCGCTCTGGATATTCAGGCGTTCTTTCAGAACACGGCCAGCCAGCATGACGCTCCCTTCGTGGTCGCCGTGGGTGACATCCACATCGTCAAAAACGATACCCGCGGCGCTCCCATCATTGGACGGGAACACAGTTCCGGCGGCAACGATTTTGTTTCCATACTCATCCGCCACGCCCATAGAAGCTGGAATCTGATAGGTTTTCAGGACAAGCCCAACCTCGCTTTCCAGGAAGTTCGGCCGAAAAGTGCCATTCACTCTGTAAAAATGAGACATTCGTTTCACTCCTTCGTAGTATTTTGGGTTGCGTACATTTGATTGAACTGCTTGGCGTACATGGCTCCTTTGCTCTCGTGAGCAGGAGGCCCGCCAGGGCCAACAGGCTTTGCAAACGACGGGGCAGGCTTGTCCCCCTGGAACGCAGCTGGGTCGCTATCTTGCTGCGCCTTCAGGTAATCTTCAAACCCTTCCAGAGCCCCGTTTTTGAGCGTCAGGCGGTTGGCGGTAAGGTCCGCAACGAACGCCTTTTCCGCGGCTTTAGAGCTGAACTTTACACCCTTGTCGGCAATCGCATGATTGACAGCATCTGCATAGTCACGATCTGCAATCTGCTTCTGATACTGCTCTGTCTCCGTGGTGTACTTGGTCTGCAGGTCAGCCAACTGTTGCTTGATGCCATCCACATCACCGGCAGATTTTTTTAACTTCTCAATATCCGCATCTCTCTGTGAAAGTTGTTCCTGAGACGCTTCAAGGTCCGCCTTTGCTGTATCTGCCGCCTTTTTGTATCGTTCAATGTCTTTCCCGTTGATCGCCAAAACCTTTGTCGCTTGTTCCTCTGTCAGTCCAATTTCAAGCAGTTCTTCTGTTTTCATGCGTTCTCCTTTGCGGCTAGGCTTTTTAGGTCGTTGCCGTGACCAACCGCCCCGCACTTTTAGGCTTGCGGATAGCCAAATTTAATTGAATCTCCCGTAGTTTAGCGACTTCGGGTCGGTCAAAAGAAAAAGGGTCAACCACCGAGAAATCCTCGGTAGTTGACCCCAACGGTCCTTCCCCGGCCCCTATCGGTCGGGGGAGCGATATACTGTTTTTTTCTTTTCCTCGATGATGAGAAATCCACTTTCTTTTTTTCGAATAATCGCGTCATTCCCGCGGTCAAGAATGGCCCCAATTATGGCCCACGCTTTAATAGTTTCTTTGTTTGTTTTTTCATCCAATAATCTCGATGCGCTCAATCTCGTCCTCCGTAAATCCAATCAACAAGCCGTGTTCATTCTCCACATCGAACTCCAGAAATTCATTTCCATCATCATCAAAATCGTAGTCATACCCATAGAGTTCCCCGGTCGTTACACGTCCACTTGTGGAAAAAACTTTAATTTTCTTCCCAAAGTAAATCGTGGGATCGTTAATTATCATTTTTTCCACCCCCCTGAAAACGGAACACCATGCGTACCGCTTTTGCTGTAATGGATTTTGATACTTCTTGCAATTATTATATCACCGTTTCTGTTAACTGTATAGCCAATTTCTTTTCCGGCATCAATAATTTCTGTGTTTTTCCACTTTGTAAAATCATCTGTAAGATTGATTTTTCCGCTACCTGCCTTCGCGTTTATGATCGCTTGCAACTCCTCCACAGAAACCGTTATCACGCTTCTGCCCGGTGTAGCAGTGCCGGCCATATGCCGCGCCTGTTTCTCCGGATTGATCTCTAATGGATATTCACCGTTGCGGATCGCCTGCCTGATTGGCGCTTCTGCATCACGCTGCACTTTGAGTGCCGAGGCGGTTTGTTCGGATTCAATATCCGTATAGGTAACCTGCATCCTTTCCCGCTGCAATGGCAAACCCGCAGCTTCGCTAAAATCTCTGTATTCCTTGTTCAGACGCCGGATGCGGGCTGTCACCGTCTGGGCGTCCTCTTCAAGCCCTGCCGCCTTATATGCAGTCTGTTCCCGCTTCAGCTTTCGGATGGTCCGCTCGATCTGGCGTTGCTTTTGTGTAGCTTCATAAGCTGTATAACGTTTGCCCTCAAACTCCACATCATGCCCGTCGTCAATGTGTTCCAGTTCTTTGTCGGTATACGTCCGCTCCATCACGCCGTCTACAAAAGCGGTCCTGATATGACGGCAGTTGGCTCCCTCTAAACCATCCACATAGCCAAGTCCGCATACTTCATAGATACTTGGGTATTTGTCTCCGGTTCTAACAGAATACACCCGGCCCTGCCACGCTTTATGGTTCTGCCATCCAGTACCTTGATCTCGTGCCCCGATGTGGGCTGATACTTCAAAATATGGCGTTTCTAAGTATTCCGCACTCTGCTCCGTGTATTTGGCACAGAGCTGGGAGACGCCCGTCATCACTGCTCGGCGGGCTGCTACGTCGATTTGGTCCCGGTGTCCGCCCTCATAAGCCACGATCTTGATGCCGCTGTCTGCAAGCTGCTTAACAGTATTTCTAATAGCTTGGTTATAGCTGACTGCTCCGCTCATAACCTGCATCTCCGCGTTATCCAGCGCCCATTGATAAGCACGGGCTGGTGCCAGCATCGTCCGCCCACTGTCCACCAGAAAGCCCATGGATCGGGTCAGGTTGCTGACCTCTCTTTGTGCCTGCGCCGTAATCGCGGCAATATCCATAGCGCTTACCAATGTCTCAGGAGCCGTCATCCCCGCAAGGTCTATGACCTCTTTGTAATACCGCTGGTTACGTTCCACCACGTCCTCCAGCAGTCTATTGAGCCGTTGCTCGCTGATATTGGCCGTTCGCTGGATGGCCCTCTCTATCTCTTTTAGGCCAATTCCATGTGACCGCAGAGCCCGGATATCCTGCACCGTGACCTCATTCAGTTCTCCGGCCAGTTTCAGACGAGAGCATATTTCATCAAGGAGCGTCTCTTCCAGGCTTCGGAACAACTCCGCTAATTCTTCCGGAAGCGCATCCAAAACTTCTGGAGAAAACGGGTATCTCATTCAATCTCATTCTCTCCTTCGTTCGTCATGTCCTCCATTTTCGGCAGCATTTTCTTGGCTGTGGCCTCGTCCTCTCCATACCATTTTGCCCGGTATTCCCAATCATTCATCACGCCCATGGAAACATCCTGCCGGTCGTTAGCCCGCTCCTTTTCCTTTGCGTCAGCGTCATCAAGAACGCTGTCTCCCCAAGAATAGGTGACTTCATAGCCTCCAGCAGGCGCCAGATTGTACAGTGTAGCATACACGTCCATGGCATAGATCAGGCTGTCAAAGGTATGCTGTAACGCTTTTTGAATGCTATCGATAGTGATAAACATCCGCTGTTTGCTGTTGCGAATCTCTGTCGCCGTCTTTTCAACACTTTGTGGGTCTGACAGCGTGCCATAAGAGAGGCCAACCTGGAACTCAATTTGTTTCAGAATATTTTGTAGCCCTCGATAAAGCGGTTCGTCCCGAAAAGAGGGTTCAAACTGTTCAAAAAACTTGCCGTCCTTGGAGAACGGAGCAATCTCAAACAAGCGTTTGTCGAAGTCCCTTGCTACTGTTTCTGTAGCGTCCATAAATATCTTTCTCTGGCCGCTCTTGTACTCCCACCGGATCAAATCCCACTGCTCGTCCGCTCTTTGGATGAGGTCTACAGCGGCCCCTCCATATACGGACACACCGGTTTTATCGTCGGTGTCCACATTGTTTGACTGCGGGGGCTTAAAATAGGCAAAGAGCGGTCCTTCCAGGTTTTCTATCTTGACTTCTGGCGGGATATCCGCCCAATCCGGAACCTCATTCAAAGCGGCTGCAGGTCCCACGGAACCGCTGCTGTCGCTGCGGTATGCTTTGTTCTGGATGGTATATGTAGTACCCTCTAAGTTGTGGTATTCCAGCCGGACATAGTATTTATCATTGGCTTGTGCTTTTTCACGGAACACGCCTCCAACACAGGTACCAGAAGCATCAAATTTTGTGGGCTGAAACGCTGCCGCGCTAGTTCCGTCCACCAAAATACGGTTCCCATAAACATACGGTTTCAGCGCAATACCACCTGTTGCAAGCCCAAGCTCAAGCTGCTGTAGGAACCTTTCTTGCGCTGCTTGAAACTGCTCGTTGTGATAGTCCGCCCTGGCACTGCCCGCAATACTTACTGTGAGTTCCGCCAGCGTCGGGCGGGCAATCTCTCTACAGATCGCTGCTGGCAGGCCCATCGGAACCACAGGAGGAACCGCCCAGGGCGGTCGGTTGACATACATAGCAAACCACAGGTTGATGTTCCGCTCCATTGTCTGTCCCGTGGCAGGCTTAACGCCAAATTCCCGCTGAGTCACCGCCTGCGGAAATATGAAGTTTTTCAAGCGGCCCAACCAGCCGACAAAAACACTCATGCAATCTCTCTCCACATAATGGTGTTACAAAAATAGCGCATCTGGTCCATTGAGTGATCTGACTCTTTAATAACTTTGTCTTCCCCGGCATCTCCATCCCACATGTAGGATTGAAATTCCTGGAACGTATTCTCGCAGCTCTCGTGAAACTTGATCCGTCCGGTTTGCAGTAAAGTTGCCGTCAGCCGGATTCCATCCAAAACAGAATTGTCCGCATCCCACACAGCAAATTTCCCATGCCGATGTATACACTCCTTGAAACTTGCCGCAGAAGGGTCAACGATCACACGTTCGATCTTCTTCCCATCCGCAAAATTCTCCAGGTCCTGATAATATTCTTCATCGGTCTTTTGTTTTTTCTTCGCCCGACCATCGTAATAATACTCCTTCAGCATGACAGCCTCCCCGCGATAAACGCGCCACAGCCCCATCGCCGTTGGATTCATTGTGCCGTAGTCGATAGCGATATAATATAATCCAGGTCCATCAGGGTTTCCGCGAATAACATGCTTGTCCATGCTGAACATAGGGTAGACAAGTCCCTCTGCCAGCGCCCATTCTCCTAATATGTACCGATCATAAAATACCGTTCCGGCGTACTCTCTTTTTAAATCGTCAACAAATTTTTTTGGCAAAAACGGGTTATCATCAATGGTATATGTCTGGCTGAATATATCCGCATCACTATCAAGAAACTGTTTTAGCCAGTGTCCGGGATATTGCGGATTGAAGGTACCATCAAAGCAAGAATACTCTTTATCTAGGCGGCTTTTCAGAAGTTCAAATACCTCTTCGCTCCAGTCGGCCACCTCATCCCCATAGCAGTATTTAATGGATGCGCCACGAATTTTTGATACTTGGGAAACCTTCTCAGCTCCCAGGCAATAGCATTTCTCTCCAAACAACCATGCTGTGTTGTCACTGGAAATTGAGCCAACCAGCGTGTCTCCATATAGGTTCCGCATCGGCTCCAACACATTTCGTTCAATCGTTGATTTTGTAACCCCAAGAATAACTGTCAGCCCATCTTTCCCGACGCGATCTCGGATGCGAATTGGAATCATCCACCGAAAATCAAGATAAGTCTTTCCGCTTCTGGTTGCGCCACCTTTGAAATTCCACCGCCTATTGGCGTTCAGAACAAATTCATGTTGTTTCGGACTTAACAGCATCTTTGAACTCCTTTAACAGCCCATCCAATTTGTTTAAGCTGTCGTTTCCGCTTGCCGTATTCTTTGTGGCTTTATCAACGATGATCCCGAAGGAAGTCGCAATTTGAGACAAACCAGCATCATCTATCTTTTCAGGGTCCGTCAGTGCATTAAGATGAAGGTCTATTGCCTCTTGCATCTTCTCTTTACGGGAATCCATAAAGGCAAGCATATCCAATGTATTCTGTTTCTTTTTTTGTTGCGCTTTTTGGAAGAATCCTTCGCAATTCAGCACAATGCGTTTTACCGTGTCCTTTGATACACCATTCATCTTTGCCGTGGCGTTATAACTCTCGGTTTCCAGATAATCAGCCACTATTTTCTTTTTCTGGCGATCTGTCAGCCGTGCAGCCATAACACCACCTTCCTGTCAACTATTCTTATAGTTCCATATTGGGGTAAACTTTTTCCCACACGTTCACGTGGTAAGTATTGACTTCGCCATAATTGGCATCGAAAATCTTTTTAACTCCATATCCCTGTCGTTGGCTTTCGAGTTTGAGCTTCCGCCAGTCAAAAACCTTATATGATACTCCATTCAGATGTGCTACTCGTTTGATGGAATACCATTCCTTGCTCCTATCCAGCTCTGTCTCCAGCGCCTTTCTCTTATCCTGTTCGTCTCTCAGCGCAGTAAGCAGTTTGATGCCAAACTCCGGAGAGTTTATCATCTTATCGATCGTGTCCGAGGTCATGTAAGCCCCGTGCTTGCGAATGCTGGGTAATACCTCACTCGTCACCCAGCGCTTGAACTTCTTGGCCCCGGGAAGCTTGCTGGAAAGGACGAGGGAATACAGGCCGCTCTCGTTGATAAGTACAATCGGTGTCCCGTTGACGCTGAACGTTTCGTTCACCGTCTTATCCTCATCATCAACGTGGTCACGGATTGCCTTTTGTGGGTTCGTGTAACCCAGTGCTAATGCCACATCCTTACCAACCAGCAATGGCTCCCCGTCCAATCCCACAGTACGAATCTCCCCAAACTCAGGGTTGTTAAAAATCATCAAGTCGTTCATGGATATACCGCCTTTCTGAATTTTCGTTTCCACCATTTATGTTGACCCAGGGAAGAGGAGTAAGGTGGCACCTCCCTTTTCGGCCCGTCGGCCTATCCCCGGTATTCAACCATTTTTCGAGAGACGGCGGGAGATTACCCCGCCATGCGTTTCCTCCCATTATCCCCACCCCCGTCTCGTGCAACTGCGGGGCGGCATATCCCCCTTTGCGGGGGAGCTGTGAGTTTTTCGGCTTTTCTCACTTGCCTTTCGCCAAGAAATTCTGTAAGGACTTGCGCCCTGGCACGGGTGGAAGGCTCTGTTCCCCCAACCTCCGGTTTTGGAGACCGGCGCTCTCCATTGAGCTACACCCGTATATGTGCGCTTCCCGCTTAATTGTCACACGCCGCATATCGGCCCCGATTGCGGAACTCTGGCGCAGTTTTCAGCGGGATAGCGCTTGTTGGAAGGCCCGGAGGCGGAGGTAAACCTCCGGGCAGAGGGGAAAAGGAGTGGGAGTGCAGAGATACGCCCCCACACTCCCATTTTCCCATACATTGACTTTTCTGCTCCCACTTTTGTGGGAATTACCGCCTTATGTTTTTGAGATGATGAAAAGTTATAGCCTGTGTACAAACGGAAAGTTTGTCCGCCCCAGCAGATAGTCAGTGCTGACTCCATAGTAATCTGCGATCTTGTAAAGCGCATCCATTGAGGGCTCTACTTCTCCCCGCTCATATCGTCTTAACATATCAGGGTGCAGCCCCATCAGCTGTGATGTAACTGTCATACTCCGAACTGGCCGCATACTTTCCCTCAGCCTCCTCAGCCTATCCGGGAACTCATTCAAGGGCTATCCCTCCTCACCTTTGGCGTATAAATTCGATTCTCGGTGTTCTTCTCAGATTTCCGCACATCTCCTAGCAACCGCTCAAGGCTTTTGATCGTTGAGCGATTTGCGTCTATCCAGTCAAGAACCGGAGCCGTCTCACTCATAGTGTCCTTTGCAGCCCGTCTTTTCTGACGGACTCCTCTCAGCTCCTTTGATAGACGAGCAAAGTCGTGATAGTCATGATCTTGAAGCTCCAAGCTATGTAGGATGTCCTGTGTCTCGTCATTTGCTTCCTGCTCGTCCAATTCTGCCATGTGGTAACGTTTCTCGGTTTCTCGTAGATAGGAGAGGAAGGCTTCTATTCCTTGACTGGTCAATCGCTATCCCTCCTCATGCTTGTCTCTGTTCTTGCTTGCAAGGGCATTCGCAATTGCGCATACTATTTCGTCGATGACGAGCAGAGCAAAAGTCAGCAAGAAAAAGGTCATCCACGGATGGGCAAGACACCATTCGGTCATGTGGCTATCCCTCCCACAATTCTAGCGCCCGCTTCAGACTCTAAGACGGTATGTAAATCCTCGATGCTGCAATAGCCTTCCGCAATGCTGTCCGCCAAGTCTCCAACCTCTTTCCAGACCTTTTGCAGAGCTTCCAGATCAAAGCCCTCCTTATCGCGCAGGGCCATCAAAAATAGAGCGCTTGCGAATTTGATGCCATCATCCCGCCCACGAAGCTCAGCCCGTTTTACATCTGCCTTTGACGCCGGCTGTCTGCGGGGGTTGACTTTTTTACTCATGCTGCTGATTCTCCTTCGGCGGGTCGGGGAGGGGCATCCAGTGTGTGACTATGTTTTTGATTTCCCCATAATCGCCAAACCATGATTTCATCTCAAGGCTCCAATCGCTGGCAATTGTCCATAAATCCCCTCTTTTATCTTTTACTGCGCATAAATACTTCCCAGTTACTTGCGGCAGCCTATCCTTGACTCTAATCCACTCGCTCATGCTGTCCGCCACCTCTCTAACACCTTGATTATCTCAACTGCCGTGTCATAGTCGATACGGAATCTATCATAATATAGTTCGGAAATCAGGTTCCGCGCCTTGTAGATGGTGTCTCTCCGCTTCTTCTCAGCAGCATCTTCCGCTTCTTGAAGCTCTGCCTCGATAAGCAATTCTGCCGTTGGCGGGCTAATCTCTCCAGGTGTTTTCCCATAGCCGCCTACTCTTCCAGACCAGCTCCATGGAGATTCTTTAAAACTGCCCCGATTGGTCCTGACAATACCAGATGGAGTGACTTTTTCTACTTTGGCAGTTTGAATCCTTCCCGCAACCCCAAACCCGCTGTATATCACGATATCTCCCGGCTTTAACGATTTCACCCATGCCAGTGATTCTTCTTTTGTCATTGCCCGCCCTCCCCGTCTCGCCTGTTCCATTTTTCGGTGATGTTTCTGACTGCCTCTCCCATATCGAAGCAGCAGTTCGCCATGGGATTTACGTAAATTCGTGTTTCTAGGCCGCAGTCTGTGCAGACAATAGAAAACTCCGCAACAGAAACCATAGTATTCAGTCTACAGAGCATTACTTCTCCGCCGCAATGCGGGCAATTTTTCAGTTTAATCATTGTCGCCCTCCCCGTCGTGGATGGAGCCCTCCATCTCAATCAAAAATGCCGCATTACAAGCCAGATGCCACAGGTGAGGCAGGCCGCTTTCCGGATCGCATTGCTCCCCCTTGAGATAGGACAGCCAGTGCCGGTACAAAGCATCCTGATATCGCTGCGGCTCCACCTGCCGCCAATTCTCCGGGTCGTGGTACTTTTCGTTCCCGTACATTCGGACCGCCGTCACAGCCTCGATCAGGGAGACAGGGACCAGCGTGGGGCGAGGCTTCCCCGCGTCGGCTTTGGCCTGCTGGTCATCTTCATGGACCCATTTGTTGGTAATCATAACTTCGTTCATTCCGCACCTCCGATGATCTCGTCAAGGGTGGAAATTTGTCCATTTTTCATGCTTGGAAATAGGTCAGTATGCAGATAGGCTATTGCCCCAATATCCGTGTAAACACGAATAGCACATGGTATTAATTCCAGTTTTTCAGCATTTGGATAAATAAGTTTGATCGCCTTCGCCCTCTCCACCTCCTGCTCCGTCCAGCGGGGCTTTTCCTCCAAATCCCACTCATGTACCCATTCACGACAGCAAATCCATCTCTGATAGATAGGGCAGGTCTGTTCGCACGGCTTGTCTGTGTGAGCCTTTCTGTATTGATAGCACCACTCTTTCAGTTCTCCCAGCGTCCAGTCCTTCAGCGGCTTTTCCATGTTGGCCTCCTCCTTTGTATGTGGCACCCAGCAGCTTCCGTCCTCTTTCCTGTGGTGGCAATCCTCGTTTTCGTCCCAAGAGCAGCAGGGGCCGCCATGAGCACAGTCGCAGCACATACCCTCCACGGCGTTTCCATATTCTAACTGCCCGCGATTCCCGGACGGTTCATCCTCCACCACCTCATAGCCCATCAGGCTGGCGGCTTCGTGGGGATGCACTTTTACCCATTCTGTATCACGGAACATAAAAAATCTAAGCCATTCCATAGGAAGCTCTTTAACGCTAAAAACTTCCCCCGTCTTACTCCGAAACTTCATTTGATCTTCCTCCCAATCCATGGCAGCAGCCAGCCGAAGGTCAGCGCACCGGCCACATAGCCAAGCCATAGTTCATTACTCATGGGTGGCCTCCCTCTTTCCAAAATAGTCATGGAATGAATCTACGGCAATTTTATACGCCCATGCTGCTTTTTCTGCGCTATGATACCCTTCTAACCTTTGAATCTGGCCTTCGCACTTTTCAGCGGCACATTCTCCGCATACATTGGCAATACAGTCTTTATTGCACGGTCTCATGGTCGGCCTCCCTTCGCTGGCCCTCACTACAAAACTTAATCCGCAAACTGGTGCGCATGAATGGGGCATCATAAGCTGGGCAAGCGGTTGTATTCTTGTACACGCACTCCCGGCACCTGACCACAGGCACGGCGTCGATGGTGGGCATAGATTTAATATCTTCCCATAAAACTATTCTTAGTTCAGCAGGGCTTCTTTCGCTCCCCAATGCCATTGTCCCTATTAACTTATAGTTTGGCAATGCATCAACATCAATCAGCCTCATGCTCCTCCTCCTTCATCAAAGCGCCGCAGTTGGGGCAGTATGGAGATTTTTGCAATACTCGTTTTGCACACAGCGAGCACTTCCAGTTCAAGCCGCTGCTTTCCCCGCAAACAGCTATCCATCTCCCGTGCCGCACCTCCGCAACGTCGGCGGCAGGGAAATCACTTATAACTTCAAGTGTGTAAAGCCTGTCTTGATTCACATTCCATTCTACTTCGTTATCAAGATATTGGTATACTTCTTCTCGTTTGATGTACTCAGCCATCCTGCTTCCTCCGTAGTGCGGCCTCAATATCCATAACAATAGTTAGCTTCTTTCCATTGCATGTAACAAACCAGCCACTTCCCTCAGGCAATACCCGATTTTCCTTGTGCGCTTGGGCCAGTTCGCGGAGGCGGTCAAGGTCATACTCGTCGCCCAGGATGTCCTCGATGGCGAAGAGTCTATGATAGATACTTTCATACGACGGTAACAAATCCGAATTATCTTTTCCAAGTCTAAACCCTTTTGAAGTCAGCCGCTTCATGGTCACCCCTCCTCCGGGCCTTGCCACCAGTAACAACTCTCGCCTTGACATGGGACGTCCATGCAGTGAGTGCAAATGGCCTCTCTTGCTTCGCCGTATTTTTGCTTCACCTGCTCCAGATTTTGCTTGTCCAATCTTAGGCCGAAAACCTCACCCTTGAGTTTTTCGATTTCCTCCGGCTCCAGGCCGGTTTCCTCGTAGGCAGCGAGGCGGTCAATATCGTCACCCCGGAATTTCTCTGGAGTTCCCTCATCACTGTAAATGCCATCCCCAACAAGATAATAGCCGCGTTCATCTTTCTGTGTTGCGCGTTCCATGTCAGACCTCCTCGTGCCAATTTTGTAATGCATGTTTTAGGGTCTCATTCTCCCGCTTCATCTGATCCAACTCGGTCTCTTGTTCTTTCAGCAGTTTGTCCCGCCGTTCCAATTCTGCGGCCTGCTGAGCAATCAGTTTTGATTTCTGCTCCAGCTCGTCCCGCAGCTTCTCGCTTTCTGCCAGCAGGGCGGTGAGGGCGTCGGCAGCGTCAGTGACAAGTTTTTCTCCTGTAGGCACAGAACACCACAGCCCGTCTTTTTGTTTTAATTGCTCAATCAGCTTTTCGTAGTCCATCAGGTGTACTCCTCTCCCTCCGGCGGGCGGCGGTAAATCTTCATTCCAAGCACACTTTCTGCTCGGAAACATCCTCTTTGTATTGGAAAAACTGCGTCAATATTTTGATCATCCAAAACTTGCAAAATCGCCCAGGTTTTTTCGTCGTCTACCCAAACCGGCTCCCCGTCCATCTCCCGCAGTTCATTCAGCGTCAGCGGCTCGTTCAGCGGGGTGAGGGTGGGCGCATGGACCACCATCTGCATAACGCGCCGCAGGATCGATTTTTCTGTCTCGCCCTCGGTGTCGTTGTACCATGAGACGAGCGCGTTATTTAGCGTATATGCGTCAATCGGTCTTAACATCGGTTAGCGCCTCCAATCACTCATATCTCCATGTGCTATACGGCGCATGATACAAGCGCCCATCATCTGTACACACCATAATCTGCATTGCTGAAGCGGTCGGGGTGTAGATTTTTGTTATCACGCCCCGGACACCGCTCACCATGCAGACGACGCGGTCACCTATCTCCATGCAGCGCCTCCATCCTCTCCATCAACATGTCCACGGCCTTGTCCGTCAACGGCCGCCCGCAATTCAGGCAAAATTTACTGTTCAGCTCTATGTCAAAAGCCTCGTGATCCATGTGTTGATTACATACCGCCATAGCTCTAAACGCTGGGATGTGAAGTTTCGGCGGCCCGTTTTTACATGCCGGGCACCCAGGAAACACCTTCTCCACCTGCTCCCGGCTGACGGGGCGGAAGGCTTTCAGTGCCTTTACAGACCACCTCATGGCCTCCACACAGCCAGGGCTTGTCTTTTTGCCTATCCCCTCCAGATATTTCAGGCAGTCCTCACGATTTTGAATCGCTTCATCAATCGTCATTTTCTTCCTCCTGCTTGAAAATGTTCGGATTAAATAAATTCATGTACCATGGGAGCATACTATTTTGATTATCAGGTTTCGGAACAAAGCATGAAAGTGTTTTTATGTCATACAATGCGGCATGACACAGCCACACACTTCCCCCTTCAATGTCCGATGTTTTTTTCGGCAAAAGCGCATTTAGTGCAATCGGCGTCCTCGTTCCTGCTCAACTTTCGCAGATTCTTCTTCGAATAACTGTGTATAACTTTCATTTCTTCCTTTCCTCCGGCCCTCTGCCGGACGCAACGCCAGAACTTCAACGGTGGTACCAGCACCTCCATTATGGCGTTGGCCCAATAAAAGGAGAGTGATGCGTAGACGGACAAAACAGATAAAAACCGCCCGGCAGAAGGCCGGATATAAATTTTTTAGTCCGTTGTAATTACACGATTTCTAAACCACTCAATTTCGACCCTTGTTTCTGTGTCTGTATCGAGGTTATTAAGCAAGATATACCGGCATGACGAATCGTTGGAAATATCAATTCCGATAAATTTATATCTGTATTTATGCTCTATCTTATCCGTTGCAAAAAACTCTTTTCCTGTTTCGAGTATCATTCCATCCCCTCCAGTATCTCCATCTCCTCCGCGCTCAGGATCGACGCGCGGGTGTTCCATTCCTCAATAGCGGCCCTGTCCACATCCTGCCATCTTTCCATCGGAAGTTGCCGATGTGTGACCGTCCTAACTCCGCATTTCTTGCACTGAATGACGGCCTGCCTGCAATGTGCAATCTGCCTGCTTGGAAAGCCCTTTTTAAACTTTGCCTCTCCGCCACAGTGAGCGCACGGCAGCAGCACCCCCGCCTCCGTCAGCCGCTTCGCTGCCTCGTGGTCGCCCAGCAGGGCGCGTTTCATATCATCCGTCATGTTCTCTTCCCTTCCAGCAAGCAACTATTCACCATACCAGCATCGCACCACAGTCCTCACAGAATCGTGGCCTTCTATCTGCGTGTTCCCGGTTAAAAAATCTCCTGCAGCACGGACAGTTCGCTCCATGTTCTGATAGGATCACATTTTGTTGCAGCTCGTTTTTTAAAATTCCATCAATGGTATTCACCAGCGCAAGGCAGTTTTCTGTTGTTGGTTCTTTCCGCGCCTTGATTCTGGCTTGCTCTGAAAGCCGCAGGATTTTCTCCCGCTCATAGGCGGTGTTGTCCCGGAAGTTATCAGCGCTGATTTCTTCTTTCAGTGCAGCCTTAATTTTTTGCTTATCCATAGCAGCCTGTTCTTTTGTAATCATCTTCGCATAAAACCGCGCATAAAGGGCAGATATTACTTGAAATGCTTTTTGTTCTGCCAGCAAAAGCCCGTCCGGCATAGGTTCCTGGTTAGCAGCTTCTTTTTCCCAAATAAAATCCACATCTATCCTCTCAAATCATCCAGGCATCTTCGTCTGTTTTGGTGAAATTTTTTTCCCATCCATAATGTCTGTCGCCGTCACTGGAAAATATCCGCTTGGACTTTTCGCTGTACATAAGCCTGACAGCGTCATCCTTAACGGCATATTTCCCAAACAAACGATTTTTGGTGACCTGCAAGATGCTATTGCAATCTGTGGAATCTGATCGTTGATAAGACATAACCACGTCAACCTTGTTGGTAATGTCTGCCGATCCAGAAACATCGTCGTTGCTGAAATCGTCCTTGCTTTTTCTCGGATGGGCCACCAGAATGATGACCACGTCGTACTTTGCCGCGATCCGTTTGAGCTTTCCAACGAAATTGCTCTGAGCCAAATTGAGCTGAGAATTATCGGCCACCGTTTCCATGGCCGTCATCAGATTGTCGATGCAAACCAGTCTGACGCTATACTGTCGGATGACTTTCTCAATCGTCTCCGGAAGGGTTTCCATTTCTTCGCCATCATCCGGAACCCAACTATTGTCATATATGTAAGCCCGGCCTTTATACCAGTTGGAAATTTGATCTAAGACCGACTTCGCAATGCTGTATTCGTAATCTCCATAGGGATTCAAGTGAGACTGGATATTCCCTGTTCCGGCTAACTGATAGTCCAGCCACCGTTTAAAATGATAATCAGCCAGTTCACCGGAATACACAAATACGTTTTCTCCCTGGTCTAAAGCTTCACACACAAGTTGGCTCATAAACGTGGACTTTCCCTCTCCGCGTTTTCCGGTAAGTAACACCACTTGGCTCATGACTAGCCCACCAATTACACGGTCAATCTCTGGAATGTTGGTTTTAATCTTTTGTAGGCTATTTAAATCTATGCTTTCGACTGTTGACAGGTCCTTGACGTTTTCCAGCCTCGGAACCTCCGCATTGTTGACAGCAGTTTTAACAGCTTCTTTTCCGTATTTTCTGAGTATGTCGTTGGCATCTTTTTCTCCCAGATAGTCTTTCCGCCGAACAACTTTGATAACTTGGGTCAGCCGCGCTTTTAATGTATCAGCCAATGTGATTTTCCCGTGTTCGTTATCCCCGAATACCACGATCTCTTTGAATCGTGTAATCCAGTCCCAGCAGTTAGCCAGCCAAGTAAAACCATTGGCCCCTGTTGGAACAGATACCGCATTGTCAAGACCACACTCCGCAACTGTAAGGCTATCTATCTGGCCTTCTGTGATAATCAGCCGATCAAATCCAACACACTGCTTCATCCCAAAAAGGATTGGCATGGCGTCTGCCTCGGACCACTCTTTGTTTTTATCAATTCCCTTTCTAAACTTCATATTCCGGTACTTCACAAATTGAAGCGTCCCGGACTCGTCATAAAAGGGAAAAACCAGAATGTTCTTGTTATCGGTCCTGGTGGTTAGCTCATATCGCTTGCACACCTCTGCACTAATCCCACGACTAGCCATGTACTCAACAGCCCCGTCACGAACCACAACCGGCTTCTGCGGCAGCTTCCTGTAAACCCGCTTTTCTCCAAATCCAAGGTCATAGTCAAAATCCCTTGCCAGCTCCACAAAGTGCCCGCGATAATCGCACCCGGCTCTAAAGCATTTAAACAGGCCAGTCTTCAAATTGATCGAAAACGTGTCTTTGTCGTGGTGTTCCCCGCCTTTGCATTTCGGGCAGAACTTGAAAAACAGTTCGTCTCCATGTTCGTGTGTTTCAATCCCGATTGCCCTAGCCAGTCCAAAAGCATCTTCTGACTTGAATATGTAGCTCATTGATGCCGCCACCTCACATACTGTTCAATCGTCCAGCCTTTTTCCTCTGCTAGCCTATACCAGCTTTTCTGGAATCTGTGGTTCTCTCCATCAAGCTCGATCATGCACTCGCCGTCCCCTATGGCGGGGACCCGCTCGCCCGTCAAGGGCGAAGCCGGGGACGCGCCTTTTTTATTATTATTTCTTTGTTCCTTTATTCCTTTGTTATATTGTTGCCCTTTGCCTGCCCCTCGCTTGCCTCTGGATTGCCCATCTGTGTGCCTTTTGCTTGCCGTTGCGCTTGCCCCGCTTTGGTACTTTTCGTAATTTTTTATTGTAATCACAGTGTATTGGTTCGTTGATTCGCATGCCACTTCGCCTGTCTGTTGAAGGTGCTTTAGGCTTGTCCGAATTTCCTTAATTGACATGTGAATTTCTTGTGAAATTTTTGTTAACGAAGTGACCCGTTGACCCACCTCAATACGCCGCCCACGCCACTCTCCAGGCATGTAATTAGCCGTCAAAATCAGGTGAAAAAAGAGCAGCGTCGTGTTTTTGTCCCCGTACCATTCCCAATTGAGGATGGAGCGGTATAAAAGGACAAATCCACCATCATACATCTGCAAGATCATCACCTGCCTTTGTTACGATCACCTGATAGCCGTTCTCCAGTTCTTTTGCGGCATCTTCTTCAAGATTACTCGTAGTATAAACTTTTGTTAATTCTGACGGTTCAATGCCGTTATAAAAGTCCTGTGGATTGTGGGTGCAGGTGATCTTAAATTGCTTCTTCATCCGGCATTGCCTCCAGTCGTTCTTTCAATTCCCGGTACAGCACATCATGAATCACCTGGCCGCTGTTCTCCTCTTTGCAAAACAGGATTTGGCAGTTATAACGAGCCAGCCAAGCAAGCATGGAAGCGGTCAAAGACTTGGGATGAACTCTCGCCCTGTAGTGGCCGCTGTAAGCCTCGTCAAGGCTCCCATTCTCGACCAAGAGATATAACTTAGCCCCCGCCTCTTTGGCCCGCTCAAACTCGCGCACAAAGCGTTTCCGTTCCTGACAGTAGCAATGGGACAATTCAGACAAATCCATCTTTCGTTCTATGGCTACATTGTCCCGCAAATCCAAAACGTCACACCTTACGGAGTAGTCCCCGAAAGAGAGAGCTGCCCTCTCAATCGGGACTCCGATCTGCTTGAAACGTTTTCTGGCCCGCAACGTGTTTTGCTCCCTGGTATCACAGAGCACTGTCATGGTAGACAGGGCCTTGTCAACAGCGAAGTGGTCCATTAAAACGGAAGATCACTGTCAGGGCTGGACGGAATCTCTGCAAATCCACCAGAAGAAGTTTCCTTATCTTTCAAGGGCTTGTCTTTCGGCGTCTTGAAATTGCCGTCCCGGATATCTCCAATGCATGCCAGAGCGCAGCACTCAGTAAACCAGCCAGTTTTACCGTCCTTCTCCCATTCCTTGTTGCGGAACAGGACACCGACGGTTTTTCCTTTCAGGGTTGTCTCATCCCAGTTCCAGTGATAACCAGGGTTTCCGTCCTCGATACAGTACATGGCATTGTTGAATGATCTTTTAGACCAGCCGTCTTGCTCGCTTCCGTCATCGTTAGGAATGCGAAGTCGATATGTACCGCGCCACTTCTTATCTTCACGGTCCTGCCCCTTGTAATCATTAGCAAAGAAATCCTTGTATTGGCCCTCCGCGATGTCGAAAGAAACCAGAAGGACGGCCCCCCAGGAATAGGAAATTTCCTCCGCGTTCAGGATTTTTGCTACATAGCCGCCAACTGGTAAATTTTCTCTGGTTACCGCTTTCTTTGCCTCATAACCGCTAAACTGCTTCATTCTTGTTTTCCTCCGTATTTTTAAATTTCAATGGACAATAAAAACCTGTGATTCTCGTATCTAAAAGGTACTCACCAGTTCTTCTACATTGCTTTCTGGCATAGGTCTCCAGTAATGGACACAATTCGCAGCAAACATGACCATCTGGGAAATAAATCTCTGCTGTTGCTTTAATATAATGTGTAACACCCTCACATTTTGCCATCAGAAATCCTCCAGTGCCTTTAAGACCATTGCCATATCGTTGTCGATCTCAAAGGATTCAAAGGCTCCCATTGGGCTTTTTGCCGTGCTGTTTTGAGATTGGGTCTCAAATACATAGCGGTTCTCCTCGTTCTTCTTTGCCAGAAGAACCGTTCCAAACAGGCTTTCAGGAACCAGCTTTTCCAACTTCCGTCCGTTGGTTTTTACCCTGGTAAAGCTGTAACCAAAATCATCACGAACCGTCTCACTGTGCATGATAAAGATGATGGTCAGATCGGCTCTCTGTTTTCCGGCTGTCTCGATGCAGTCCCATACAAACTGCGTCAAGTCAATCCATTTTCCATAACCATTTTCTTTCATGCCCTTGATTTCCTTGTCCACCATGCAGGTGTTTAGTGTGTCAACAACAATAGTTTTGGTTTCGGTCTTCTTTTCGCTGATATCAACGATCAATTTTGTTATTTTTGGAATGTCTCTTGAAACGGTATAGTTCTTGGCTTCTGAATGGTACTGCTTGCGCCATCCTTTCCAAGCCAATCCCTTTCCATCGCAATCGACATAATACGTTGTTTTGGGGTCTAATGTTCTCATGGCTGTGGTCTTTCCGGAACCAGACTCACCCATCACGCAAATCAGCTTGCTCATAATTCCTCCAAATAGTAAACCGGAATACCAACCATTTCTTCTAACTGCTCTCTTAGTTCATCAAACCGAGCTTCCAGTTCATCTTTAAGAAATTCTTCTTCGTGGTCTTTGCAGTAAATTTCACCTAAAATAACGGAATATTGATCTCCGGGTCTAATTTCTGCATCACACCGGCAGCATTTTAGAGCTTTCATTTCTCTTCCTTCCGCTTTTGCTGTTTCCAAACCTTGCCGGAACAATCGACAGAGCAGAATCGTTTTTGCCGTCGCTTCAAAACTGCGCCGCACACCTCACAGTACCGGGTTCCAATTGATGGATGTCCTTTTCTTGGCGGTGGGTCTCCAGGGTGAAGCAATTTCCATTGCCCGTAGGTCATATGGGCTTTACGTGCGGAAACCGAATCCTCAATCAGGCTCATTCCTCGCACCACCAAATATCAGCCGTTTTCACGCCCAAAGATAAAGCCTCCTGGTGACCTTGTACCGCAATGTCCAGCCTGTTTCCCCGGATAGCAGGGCCGGTATCGTCCGCCCGCAGATACAACATTTCGCCGTTGTGCTCGATCATGATGGTGCTGCCTAGCGGAATCACCGCAGGGTCTACAGCGCAGCTCACATATGGAGTCACACGCCGTCCGCTGGCAGTGATGCCGGAGCCTGTCCCGCAGATGTGTGGGCGCTCCTCGCAGCAGTAGAAGGTGATGGTCACGTCCTCCAGCTTGGTTGAGCGGGCCAACAGCGCGGCCTCAATAAGCTCATTCTCTGCGGCCTCCAGCTCGTCCAATGTGATCTCCGGCATGGTGGCTTTTGTGTGTTCCGGGCGCGGAGGCATGGCATCCACATTCAGCGCCAGGAATCCAATTAACCAGATTGCCAGAAGCCCGACGAAGCAAAGATATGTAAGAATCTGCCGTCGCTTCATACCCGCCCCTCCAGCTTGTCCACCACCCAGAAAAGGCCTCTGGTAAATGTGCATACTCCCAGCAGCACAAAGAAAAATGTTAAATTGCTCATTGGCTTCTCCTTCAACACATCCATCTTGCCAAGCCAACCAACGGTATAATGTATTTCCCACTGACTTTCTTAACTGGAAATGTTTTGTCCTTTAAGATTGTGTGCCTGTCACAACCAAGCATTTCACAACAGGCCTTAATATCTATCGCTACTTTTCCTGGAAATCTTTTCACAAGATCATCGTACTGATCTCGGAATCCTTCTTTTTCTCGCATGAAAATCCTCCTTGCTTTTTCCCTTTGGAGGCTGTATACTGCTCTCAAAGGGATTGTTCGTGGTTGCTCAATCCTTGCCCTCGTCGTGCTGCGAACACGGCGGGGGATTTTTTACACATCTTCTGGGTACGCACTGGACACCAGCTCCTTCAGTTCCATCAAATGAATGCCAGGGTCATGTGCCGCCCGATCAAGAATCAGTTCCTTCAACTTGGGGCCAGCTCCCTCTAGCGCCCTGCGATAATCTTCAAACGAATAATTCATATGTGCCTCCTCCCATGTCCGGCCCTTCCAATCGCGGCAGAGATTATCAAACTCGCGGTTCACGTACCGGGCCATACCTCTTAATTCCTGAATTGTTGTCGGTTCCTTTTTCATGTTAAAAATATCCTCCTATTCTTGCCAGAGGCCGGAGGATGTGTTATACTGTCTCCGATACCTCGTGGCTCCTTCACGTGGTGTCATGGGCTGTCCTCTGTTTCCGCCAGAGGCAGCCCGCTTTTTATTGTTCGTCCACAATGATTGTCCCTGTGGTGTAATAAATCATGTGACGATTCCCGTCTTCATCATCGAATAAAATGTAACTCTCCCGGTCTGTTTCAACGTCAAACTTTCCCGAATACTCCTTGATAAGCTGACCATTTATGTCGTAGACAGATACTGTTCTCTCAATCCCACCAGACAAATTGCTCTGCTGGTCTTTCAAAGCCCTACGTCCGCTCTCAGAATTAAGCCGATACCAGATATAGGCGCTACAGATCAGCGCAGTAATTAAAACTGTTGCCACTGTCGCGATTGAGAGTCCAATTTTCAAGCCCTTTTCGTATTGTTTATCAGTCGCTATTGCTCCCCGTAACAAAAATCCTGCGATAGATAGGCCGAAAACTCCTGTGATAATAACGAATACCCATGCTCCGATTGTCATAGTTTATAAACCTCCTACAATATAGTTACGGTCATAGGCACGGCAGCCAGCCGTGTCTATTTCCATCTCAAAGCCGAAGCTGTTAGAATGCGGTTGTGCTCACTTACTTGCCATGGTAGAATGTGGGCGAAAGGGGTGTCTTTATGGGTTATCTTTGTCCGTACTGTAATCACACTTGTTTTGACAATGGAGAAATCACAACAACTTACTATCCTTCACACGATAGCGCAGATTTGCCAGAAATGAGCGAAAAGGATGCTATAACCAATGCTGTTCAACTTGATTTCAGTACTTGTCCAAACTGTGGAAAAACCGCCATTAGGATGATTCCGTATTGGAAAAATGGAAATATGAAATTCAGTTTTTCCTACCCTCCAACTATGGCAATCCACCTCCCTGAATATATTCCAGAGGCAATCCGTTCTGATTATGAAGAAGCTGTGTCCATAGTAGATCTAAGCCCAAAAGCGTCCGCTACATTGGCACGCCGCTGCTTACAGGGAATGATCCACGATTTTTGGAAGATTAAAGAGAAAAACTTAAATGCAGAAATCACAGCACTCAGAGGAAAAGTCTCTTCTTCCCAATGGAAAGCGATAGACGGGCTTCGCAAAATCGGAAACATTGGGGCACATATGGAAAAAGATGTTCAACTGATTATTGATGTTGACCCAGGAGAAGCAAAAAAACTAATCAAGTTGATTGAACTTTTGATTGAAAAATGGTATATTTCCCGATATGATGAAGAACAACTTTTCGATGAAATATCAAGTATGGCTGATGAAAAAGAATCTAAACGAAACTTAGGACCCAGTGGCAAGTAATTCCCCTTCCAAACTCCAGTATCGTGTTTGGATTCTGCAAGGATCTTCTTCAGTCCCCCTTCCCTCCAAGGATTTTGTAACAATAACCTGAATCACCTTTGCGCTGTCCGTCCCTCTGGGGCGGGCAGTTTTATTTCCTTCCATCCTCTCACCCCCTCACCATCCATAAGAAACGAATGTCATGTAAAAAATGATAGCCCACCCAAGCCACCATAGCGCCTCGTCATTCTCTTTCTCATATTTAAAATGGGTGGCGGCTGCTGCACATAAAATATAGATCATAAACACAATCGTTTTAAAAACCGTCACTTCAATCTCCTGTTTGTCCTATGTCCTGATCGGAAAGCAGCTCGTCCACTGCAACGCCCTTTTTAGGGAATGCCAGCAGCCGGATTAACTCTTCAAATGTCATGCCGTGAGCTTCCCGGTCTATCTTGTCCACCTCTCGCTTGACACGGGAAATATCCCGCCTTAAATCCTTGGTTGTCAAATCAGACATTTTTTCCTCCTTCTTCTTGCGGCTTGAAGGAGGTTGTGGTACAATCTTCCTGCAAGCCTGATTGGTTGCTTCAATTAGGTTTGCCGCCTCGCTGGGTGCTTCCGACACCTGGCGGGGCATCTTTATTTGGTTGTCCTCCCTGCTATGCCGTGCTATACTGGCAGGGAAAGGAGGATGAGTGTTTTGAAAAATTTTAATGACTTTATATCTTCGATTTCTAAAGAAGATGCTACTGCGATCATGGAAGACGCTTCTTTGAAAGTTGCAGAAATAAGAAGCGTGACAACTCCCGGAAGCCCAGACTATTTCGGAAATCAAATTGGAGCATTAAGCTACACAATTGCTATTGAGCTTTTGGGTCTGTACCACAAATGGCTTTGGCAAGACGATCAGGATTAATAATCAACTCCCGCCGCTCTTGTAACTCCACCACAAGAGCGGCGATCTCTTTCGGTTCGCCTTTCAAAATGACTTCCATCCCTTTCACCCCCCCCTCATGCCCCCTGGTCTTCTGAAAGAAGCTCGTCCACCGTAATGCCGTACAATTTCGCCAGTTTCTTTTGATACTTCCGGGAAATGGGGTTCCCTCCATTTTCCCACTTACTGACCGCCGTCTGGTTTACATTGAGTTTCTTGGCAACATCAACCTGACGCAGTCCGACCCTTTCGCGGTACTCCCGCAACTTCACGTTTGCGCCCCTCCTTTATGTTGTGGAATATGATTTGTAATTGACTGCGGTAGGAAAGTCTGCTATCCTGTCCTTAGCCCTCTGTGGCAACGTCAAGGAGGTGGCCGTTTGACCAAACTTTTGACCTTGCCAGTTCCAGACCGTGTGGAAGCGGCGTGATGCGATAGGGCAAGAGGCAGAACCCAAACTGCCAAAGTGAGCGGCGTGGCGACAGAAGCACAGCGGTATATGTGTCTTTTCTGGAATAAATGGGATGCACCACTCCCGTGCAGAGAAGCACGTTAAACCTCGCAGGTGCGCCACTGCTGAACGCTTGCAGAGAAGCAAGTAAAAAAACGCAGTGTCAGCAGTTCCAGAAAAGTGCAACGCGTTCTGGTAACCAAACTTGGGAGAAAACCGTCCGTGATACCGCACGGGCGGTTTTTCTTTCCCACCGCAGTCAGTCCCCGAAAACTCATAAATATGATTAGTCATGCTTGACACTTCCCGCAAAGCCATGCTACAATGAGCTTGCCAGAACATTGTAAAAAGCCGCTTTTATAGGGGCTGGTGTTTTTGTACGCTTTTTTCAAGGGACATTCATATGATACATCATATTTAAACCATTTGCAATATATAAATAGTTTATATATGATTGTTTGTATGGTTGCACAAATTTGTGGTGGTGATTATGGACATTACGCTGGAAAGGATATTATCGCTCATCCCAAAAAAAGAGGATGGTAAGTTCAAACACGGTGCCTTGTCTGCTTTTGCAAGGAAACTTGGCTTCAAAGATGGGCACATTGTTTCCGACTGGATTGCAGGAAACTCCACATCATATCTTAATTATCTGTATCAAATCTCTGTTCTTTACAATGTCTCCGTCGAATGGCTCAAGGGCGAAACAGACATAAAAAATCCCGACCTCCAAACGGAGGCCGGGTGGAAACAGCTTGCTATTGATTTGTTAAGTCAGCTTACACCTGAAGAGCTTGATCGTGAGATTGCTTATTTACAAAAGCGCGTAAATGAGAAAGATAACTAGCTCTTTCATTTTCTGGTAGTTTTCCAATAAGAGTAATTATCGTTTCTATCTTACTCTTATAGAGCAATTCACCGCAGGTCATATCTCGTTCATCCATATTCCAGTTGCCCCTCCTCGTTCAAGAACATTTGTTCTAGTGATTTGATAATATCATAGCACCGAGGAGAATATAAGGCAATCAGCAGATTTTCACAATTCTTTCCATTTATATTTTGTATTGACCTATATCTAGTGGTCTTTACTTTTATACCACAATTTTATTAAGGAGGCGCACAATGCCAAAAATTCCAAAATATTATGTGCGTCCGGATGGTCTACATGAATCTATCTTGCGTATAAAAATGCCGGACGGAACAACGAAACGAAAGGCATTCCGTGGAAAGACGGATAAAGAGGTCTGGGAAAAGATTAAAGCATATAATCGAGATGTAGATAATCGCCCAACTTGTGTTCTGTTTAGTGTCTGTGCAGATTCTTGGTGGGATGAAATCGAACCAACTTTGGAACATAATACCGCGAAAAGTTATCGGCCAGCTCTTATGCGTGCAAGAGATCACTTTGGAAAATATCCAGCGGATCAAATAACAGCGCAGGATATTGATCGGTACATTAAAGATTTTTCGGTAACGAGAGCTCGAAAAACCGTCGTCACTCAGTTGCAAGTAATCCGGCAAATTATGCGGAAAGCGGAGGTCGATGGATATATCAAATATAATCCGGCTCAAGCTATTAAGCCTCCACGCAATTTACGGCAAAAGCGTCGCGATGCTCCTGATAAAAATCAGATAGCCCTCATAAAAGCTTCTACAGAGCTTCCATTTGGTCTTTTTGCCTATTTAATCTATCATACCGGGTGTCGTCGCGGAGAGGCGTTAGCGTTAACCGGAGGCGACATTGACAGAAAAAACAAATTAATACATATCACAAAATCAGTTTACTATATGGGCAACCAGCCACATATTAAACAGCCGAAAACAGAAAAAGGATTCCGGGATGTTCCTTTGTTGGACGCATTAGATAAACTGCTCCCAAAACGACTCCCGAAAGGATATTTGTTTGCAGAGCCAGACGGTGGATTATTAACTAATGACCATTTTACTGTACTTTATAATAAGTATCGTGATGAATCCGGAGTAACCGTTACCCCACATCAAATTCGGCATGGCTACGCTACTGCTCTATTTGAAAATGGTATCGAGCCAAAAACTGCGCAAGTTCTTCTGGGGCACGCCCAGCTTTCTACCACGATGGACATCTATACACATGTTTGCTCCGATATAATTGAAGAGGCAGCGAAGAAGATGAACGATGGATTTTAATCCTCGTTTTTTTGCACTTTTCTTGAACACAGCACAAAACACAAAAACAGGTTAATGTATTGAAAATCAAGAAAAGAAAAATGCTTCAAATCCCTCCTTCCGCGCCAGAGCAAAAACCGTTGAATCGCTAGAAAACCTAGCATTTTCAACGGTTTTCTTCTGTTTTGCGGTTGTTGAATTTTGATGTATTTGTGTGTATTTTTTTATACCTATGTACACAGAACGAACACAGCAAATCCCCGCCCTCATGAGAGAGCGGGGACTATCATCAGCGCTTCACGACAAACTCATAGTACCGAGCAAGCTTGTCAGGAGCGGCGTCCTGATCATCCAGAAATGCTTTCGCAATTTCGGCATAGAAGTCGATGTTGCTGACATTGAGCTTCTTAGCAACTTTGCTGTAATCGGAATAGACCATGTTCATAGCTACCCACCATTGATATGGGTCGCAGTTGATTCCCCTCTGCGTCATGATCTGGTTGGTTTGTTCCAACGTCCAGTGTGGGCCGGTAGTACCGTCTACATTCTGCATTGCGCTGGTCCACTCTTTCGCTTCTTCCTGGGTGAACGGTTTAGCTGAATTGGAATCGGGAGGCTTTCCGTTTTCCCATTGGCAGATAGCGTTGTACGCTCCGCTGTAAGTGCTTAAACGTTCTGCCGTCCGTTCGCTCATTGGTTCAACCATGCATTCCGCAATTTTTAAAAGGAGCCATTCTCGGGAGCCTTCCCGCGCTTTGTTGGTGCCATTCATGGCGGCACCCCCTTACTCACGCTCCAGCTGTTCCATGCAGCGGCGGATAGCCTCACGCTCCCGCTCATTCGACACAGAGCCCATCATATCCTCCAACTGGGCCATCATCTGCTCTTTTGCGTCATGGCGGCTGTAACCGCTTTCACGGCTGTAGCCGCGATTGCTGTAACCATCTCGGGAGTAATGGCCCCGAACGTAGTGCTTGCCGCGATTGGCGTAGCTGGAACCGCGATTGTAAGACCCGCGCCCTTCCCAGTCTCCGGCCTCAGAGTAACCGCCATCTTCCTCCAGAGCACAGATTTTGTCAATGTTCTTGATGGTGTCGGTGAGCTTGTGTGCCAGCTCCAAATCGCCAGCGCCCAGCTCTCCCTTCCGAGCTAGTTCCTCCAGCTCCATCTCAAACTTCTCTTTCAGCTCATACAGTGCTTTCATTTTGTTATCTCCTTTCAGCATACACGCTCAACGATCACGTTGGCATTTTCCAGCTCGATCGTCTCTGTGGAGGTGTTTTTGACAGCCACTGTCACACAGCAGCCCCGGGGAACCTCAATAAATGCGGCGGCAAATACATTGAAAAAGTCCTCGACTGCCGCAGGCGTCACAACAGCTGTCGCACTTCCAAGAGCCTCGCCCTCCACGGCAATAGCGACGGAGATGGGGCCCACCGCCCCACCAGTTGGGATGGCAATATTCCCGCCAAATACCACCTTGTAACGGGCACGGCACTGATTCGTCATCCCCCGCAGAGTGATGATGCCAGAACCATCCCGATGGACAATACAATTAGAGCCGGAAACGGGCGCTTCGCTGAAAACTGCATTCCCATTAGCCGCGATCTGCTGAACAAATACATTTGTAAATTCAGCCATAAAATCAATCCTTTCTCATAAAAGAATACGGCGGAGCCATTGCCCCGCCGCGTTGTTGTAGTATCGGCACGGGGCCGAACATTCCGGTCATGCCGGAAAGCTGATGTATGTGATTTTAGCAGCCGCAACCGCAGGAGCTATAGCACCCACAACCGGCATAGGGGTTCGGAACCTGATAGGCCGGAACGGGCATAGGATTGATGCGGCGAATCAGCTCGGCGGTCTGCGCCTCCTGGTTGGCAGTAATGAACGCGTTCTGAGCCGCCTGAGAAGCCTGGAATTTCAGGGACTGGTTCTCAGCAGTCAGCGTGGCGATCTTGTCCTGAGTCAGGAAGTCCAGAATGGCCCGGCTGTTGGCGTTGGCGTTGTCAATAATGTCCCGTGTGCTGTTCTGAATGGTGTTGCGGGTGTCGCAAGCCTGGGTAGCCATATCGTACCGAACGCCCTGAATGGCAGTCTGAATGCCGTTGGTCTGGGTTGCCAGGTTGTAGTTTACGCCGTCAATAGCCCGGGCGTTGTCGCAGCAGCACTGCTGGAGCTGGGTGCCCAGATTGCACATGGCGGTGTCCACGCCGTGGAATCCGTTGTTGATGGCGTTGGTCAGGCTGTAGGTACTATCACAGATTCCGTTCTGGATGGAATTGATGCCGCTCTGGAGGTTGTTCAGAGCAAAGCCCTCGTTAATGTCCGCACGGGTGGCCCAGCCCTGACCGGATGGAGAGCCCAGGCCATTACCGGAGTTACCACCCCAGCCGCCGCCATAACCGCCCCAGCCGAACATGCCGAAGATCAGAAACAGGATAATCCAGGAGGCCCAATCGCCACCCCAGCCAAAACCACCATTACCGCCGCCCTGATAAGCGGGAGTAACCGGCATTGTCATAACAGTGCCGCCGTCAGAAGAAAGACTCATGATGTAATCTCCTTTGTAGATTTATTTCAAAACCGTGGCCACGGATTTTGATTAAATGGTTTGAATTGGTTTAATAATTGGTTTGGAAATGGTTACTTTCCGAACATTCCCCGCATCCCCTCAAACATGCCCTGCATCTGCTGGGCCTGCTGGCGGGCCTGGTTGTATTGGTCCTGGGTGATTTTCCCGGACTGCATCATGTCCTGAATCACTGCATTTGGGTCTTTGCCCTTCATCTGGTTCATAAACTGCTGAAACTGCTGCATCATGTTGGGCTGTTTATTTCCGCCCATAGCGTTGAAAAACGGATTCATTCAGCATCCTCCTTTGCAGGCTTTTTGTTGGTCGGTCTCGCCTGAGTCATCTCCTTCGCGCTCAGAGCGTCTACACGGGCCGCAAGGGCATCCAGATCATCCTGTGTGGCATAGCGCACGGGAGGTGTCTGAGGGGCCGCCTGGACCGTCTGCGCAGCATTTCCGCGCTCCACCAGATCATAAATTTTGATGCTGGGCTTACCAGATGCGTCCGCTTGTTTGAGATAGATGGTGGGCGCATTGCTGTCCCATAAAGCAACAGCACTGTTGGGAGCCACCAGATAGGACATAGCCTCCGCCTGTCCGCTGACCCACACCATGCTCTGACCGCTCTGCTGCGGCATAGGCTGCGGCGTCTGCGGGGGAACCGGCTGCTGATATTGTCCCGCCCGGAGCTGGGCAAGGTTATCCATCATGGGTGGCTGGTAGTACATGGGCTGATAGCCCGGATAGTAAGGTGTAGGCGTATAGGCCATATCACGTCATCCTTTCTGCCAGTAATACAAAACGATCTCATTCCCGCTGTCCCAGGTGTCATATATAATAGAATCCTGGACACAGACCACATGGCCGGACAGAGCAAGAATATAGGTCCCATGTGGGTTCTCTGCTGCGAAATCCGCTACAGACATATCATCTCTGACAATATCCCTCTCGAAGCCCTGCCTGCGCAGATAGGCTCCCCAGACAGCGTTGCTTGACGGCATATCTTTGAGCAGGTTTCCTTCAATACAGAGATTCCAATAGGTAGCGTCCCAGCTTTGGCCCAGGGCTTTAGAAATCGCTCTGACTGTGCAATCCCCAACATTACGTCCGGCGGGGTTTTCATTGTAAAATTCAAACCGCATATTCACGCCGGTCATCAAACAACAATTCCTGCTGCCGGATGAACGCCTCCAATTCTGAAAATTTCCCCTCTGCCGCATACTGAAAACAGGTGTCAGCGGCGTTGGATGTGGTCCATCCGCAGGCTACCAGCCGCTTGACAAGCTCAGACCCATTCACAAGCAAAATAACACGTCCTTTGCAACAAAAATAAGGAGTCCGTGAGGAGGGCGGCGACGTGTACCAACCCTTGAATCCTCACGTCCTCCATGTCTCTATTGTCGCATAAAAAATCCCCGGCTGGGGGCGTTCCCAGTCGGGGTTATGTAAGACTTATGCTTGATCTATGCTGAGTTTGGGTAGAGCTGCTTTGCTACATCGGCAACCCGTTGGAAGATGTACTTTTCGTGAGTACTGACAGCGCCACGATACCAACCAAGATCGGCTGCAACTTCGATTTGGTCCGCCTTATCAATGATGCGCCGTTTCGCTATAAATTCGTCATCTTCATGTAAGGCCGCTTCATAGATAGCTCTCTCCAACTGAGAGCGCAAGAGTTTATCTAGCGGTGGTGGTAATTTCACTCTTGCGCTCATTGGTTCACGTCCTTTCAGGTGTTCAGGCTTTTCCGAATTTCTGATGATACCTGTACAGCATCACGGCAAACTGTCTGCGGGTAACGGGCTGGTCCAGCATCATGTCGCCGTTCGTGTTGCCCAGCATAATGCCGTTCTCCTGCACCCACTGGACCGCCAGATCACTTTCAGAAGGATTGTCCACAGTTTCCTCCTTCCAGGCAATCCCCAGATAGTTCAGGACGCCCTTTGCTTCCGCTTCCGCCAGTTTTTGCCGGTATGCGGAGTTCTTGAGATTTGCGGTGTCTGTTTGATTGGTGTGGAAGCCATGCTCGATCAGAACAGCCGGAGCCACGGTGCCTTTCAAGACATACAGCGACGAGTCCGCCACAATCGGTGTAGACCTGACAGTAATTCCGGCGTCTTTGACGGCCTCCAGGATATCCTTTGCCGCCTTATAGCCGCTCCCGCTGGTCTTGTAGACATATGCGCTCCATCCGGAGGCAGAGGACCAGCCTCCATTTCCAGCGGCGTTGCTGTGCAGGCTCACGAACAAATCCAGGTCTTTGATGGCGTTTGCAATCGCACACCGCTGCGCAAGGCTGACTTCCCCGCCGCCAGTCCTGGTTATGGTAACAGCAACGCTATGCCGCTCCAGGATGCTCTGAATGCGTTTCCCCATGTCCAGGGCAAACTCATGCTCATAATAGGTTCCGTCCGGGCTTTTGTTGGCGAGGTTTCCCGCGTCATGGCCCGGGTCCAGGACCACCTTTTTCTTTTCCACAGTTGTCTCCCCTTTCTTGAGATAGACCAGAATCAAATCATGCACGTTCCTGCTGCTCTGGATGACCGCGCCCTTGAAATAACACTGGCTGGAGCCGCCGCTATCCAGCATAACCGCGGAATCCCATCCTGCCGCCGCCAAATCGTCTCTGAGGGCTTCCGGCGTCCGGGTCAGACTCCCTCCGTCCCTCGTACAGTAAAGGGCCACAGAGCCGTCCTTGATGCCAATGGCAGAGCGCCCACGTTTGCCGCCCTGCCCCTCGTCATAGATCAATTTGGAGAGTGGCTTTCCGGAAACAATCAGCGGTGTGCAAGTGATATAATTGCGCTGAGAGGCGTCTGGCAGCGTGTCCATAGAAATGTCCGGCCCATCATTCCAGGAGTAGCCGGAGACTGTGTAATCCGGTTTGCAGAGTACCTTCCCATCTGCTTTCAAGTGGCAATTAGGTACAAACGTGCTCATGTTGTAGAGCGTGCCGTTGAGGATATAATCCGCCCCGGTCTCCCTCTGAATTTGAGAGAGAGACCGGCGAGCGGTGTTGATGTAAAGCTGGATGCGCTGGATATCTTTCAGGGGGATCGTTACCGCCAGATGGTCAGGCATTTCCACCACTCCCGGAGTTGCGCTTTTCGGCCTGGGTACCGAAGTAGAATGCGATCACCACGGTGAATACGGTGAGGAACTGCTCTGCCGTCACGCCGCCGGTACAGGTCAGGTAGGCGAACACCGCCGTGAGAATTACCGTGACAATGCTCTTGACGGCCAGCAGGTTTGACAGCCGTTTCTTCAAAAGCTCCATGTGTTTTCCTTTCCGGGCAGCACAAAAGCCGCCCTGTCGTGCTTGACAAAGCGGCTTGATTTGGTATAATGAATGTACAAGGGCGCTGTTGTTTGACGGTTAGCCCCTCTGCATAACTAACTCACGTTAGCCGTTCGGGGACCATCCGAGCGGCTAACACGCTTTTGGGGATATGTAAATCATAATCCAAAGGACTATGAGTAAACACACCAGGAACCGCCAGACTTTCATCCAACGCCCATGTCCCATCGGCCTCACCCCCTTTCTTGGGGGAGTAGCTAACCGCCGTATACAACAGCGCCCAGGGCCCTTTTCAGGGCAGGTTTATTCTACCAAAAGCGCCGCTTTGTGTTAATCTTCGCCGCCCGGATGGGCGGCTTTTCAATTAGTTCCTGCCGTGGTCCTTGTCGTAATCCGCCATAGACTTGGGCTGATACTTGCAGGACCCGTCCTCAGCATAGATGTACCGCAGGGAGCCCTTCACCACGTCCACGCCATGATACTTGGGCCGGTTGTACACCATATCCTGTTCGGGGATGTACTTGTCGATCTCCTCCTGCCACGCGACAGCACCAGCAAAGGTGTGCATGGAGGCCCACCAGGGAGTTTCAACGGGAGCGGGAATAAAGCCCTCCTCCATCTCTTCCTTCGTCCAGCCGCCTCCAGGATTCTTGTTCGGGTCCAGAGAAAAGTTCGTGCCAGCCTCTTTCAGCTTCGCGTTGGCTTCCTCCAGGGTGATCTTACCGGCCTTGTACTGCTCCATGATGTCGTTGATGGTCTTGTTCATAATAGTACTTCCTTTCTTTTTACAGCCCGATTCGGGCCAGAATAAACGTAATCACTGCCGCCAGGACCGCCCAAATCGCTTTATCCACAATGGAATCCCAGCGCTTCTTTGGGCTGGCCTGTTCTGTCTCCTGCCATGCGATCAGCTTGTCCAGCTTTTCCATGATGTTGTCATACTGCTCATTCCGGGCGGCCTCTGCCTTTTCCAGGTCTCGAATCCGGTCAAACAGTTTTCCATGGGTGTCTCTTGCCTGTTCCTGCAATTTTTCCATCTGCTTTTCCAGCATGTTTGCTTTTTGCAGGCCCAAACAATCCCGCTGTGGGTCTATGATACATTTTTCATTACTCATGGGCAGCACCGCCTATCTGTGGTATAATCTTTTTGAGGTGATGATATGGATTTGTATAAAGTTACCGTGATCTGCTCAAAGTGTGGACGAATGGCCCCTTTCACTCTGCCAGATGGCTCCAACATATGGGGTTCTTGGGACTGGCATCATCCCTGTTCCTTTTGCGGGGAAACTGCATGGGTTGCCCACGAACCAGGCCGGGACTGGAAAACCGGGAAGCCAATGGACCTTTAAGGTTTGGCGCGCATACTTAATCTCGCTTTTTTAGAAAAAGCCTGTGTGATTTGCTTGTTGAAAATGTATGGACATTACGCCACAAAGATTTCATGTTACTTTGTATACTCTCACATCAGTGCCAGGAGCATTCATATCGGTAACATTTCCTGATAATGTCAGATATGAGCTATATTTCATATAAATGAAAGTGTTTTGTACTGCTTGTAATGTTCCAGATGATGCATTAGGGGTTACTATAAAAGCGTTCTGCATCACCAAACCTTGGCCACTCAAAGATGAGTAATATATCATAATATTACTTGATATACCTGAGTTCCTGTATGTAACTGATCTGAGGGACGCTTGGTTTACTAATGCTGTCCCCGTCATTTTTACACCATCCGCGCTCGTAAACGTCTTTCCGATCGCTACATCTGCCGCAGTAGCGGTTCCCAGGTTTGCAAGCATATCACAAACTTCTGCCGTGCCAGTGATTATTTCACCGCTGCTATCTATGGCCTGTTTTCCGGCGGCTAGATTCTCCGCTGTTGCTGGATTAGACAGCTCTGGAAGAGATGTACCAATGATCATCTGATTTGCAATCATGTGTCCTCCTTAGCTTTTCACATCAGTAATAACTACATACACAGTCAAATCCGCTTCCGGAACCGTCTGGCAGGTGAAGGTCAGATTATTGGCGGCTTGTCCGGTACAGAGGATTCCGGCAGCGAGGTAAGCGGCTTGCGAGGCAATAGCAGGCACAGGCTGAATCAGCTGCTTTGTCTCGTCTGCAAGTACTCCTGGAACAGTGATTGTCTGAGCATTTCCAGACCATGCAGACGCGAGAAGCGTCACACCATGCCCCATCGGCTTTCCGCCCGCATTGGCGAGTACTTCCTGAAATTCTCCCTCCGTCCCCGTATATCCCCCATCAACCGCATACTGATAAGCTGATTTGCCGGGAAGTCCAATCCCGGCCACTTTTTTGCCGTTTACGTAGAGTGCCATAGAGACCTCCTAATACTTGATGATGGGGGTTAGGGCGATGTTATAGGGGCGAATAGAAGAATTATAAGCATAAGAAGGTTCCGTTCCATCAACTCGGTTCGCAGTTTCGGTACCCTTCGAAATCCATTTATCTACATATTGTATGGGTGATGCTAGAATGTGTAGATCGGTATTGCTGACTTCTATAGTAGTCGCTTCCTGCTTCTGTCCGAACGTGGCGGAGTACCCATCCTGAGACCCAGCACCACGAATAAACGCCGCCTGCAAGTTTGGAAGGGCAAAGGTCGTGCTTCCATCTCCCGTCCCAAACGTGGTTCCAATCGCCACAAACAGGTCCGCGTACTCTGTACGGCTGACCGCGCTTCCGTCGCAAATTAAGTACCCCTCCGGCGCTGTCTGTGCCGCCAGCCAGAATACAGACCCTACCGGAACGCCGGGGCCGCCTTTTGGCGCTGTGCTCAGTTCTGTAATGGCGTCCTGTACGTTGGTAGCGGTCATGCCGGACTCCGTGTTGTCATAGGTGATCTCGGAGGCGCTTACATCATTCTCGCCATCTTCTGTGAAGGTGAGGGTAAACGGGGCGGCGCCAAAGGATTCATTCATGGACATTACGCCCCCGCCATCTACAGTGACTGAATTCGCAAGCGATGTATTAAATTCATCTTCTGTGCCGGTATAGCCGCCATCCTTGGCAGATTCATAGGCCGATTTACCAGCCCCTGCCACCAGCTTTCCATTTACTTTGATTGCCATTGTTCACCCCACTTTAATAAATGTATTTACCCCAGCAATATTGATTGTCGGCAATTTCCGAAACCTCATATCGTAGTATCTAATCCCGTTATTAACAGGCGACGCATTAGGTTGTGCGGAACATATTAGAAAATAGTCATGCACTAGTAGTCCGCAGGAAGAGACTGCGCCTGCCAGCGATGTAATATACCCTATTTCCCAGTTCTGCAAATCTTCTGAAAACACACAACCAAGATAATAAGTTGTACTGCTTGAAACCGTTTTAAAACCGCAGAATGCGGCATAATACATTCCGCCTTCATAGACAACAGCGCTAATGGTTCCGTCTCTTAACGAAAGTTCACTGAATGTCCATTCTCCACCAATAGAGTCTGAAAAGAGGATAGCATTATATGAGGCAGCCGTTTCAACGTATTTTTGGAAAATAAGATATTTCCCATTTAGATATGTGAACAGGTTTGGAGAATAACTATTTTTCCTCTCACATACGTCCTGATACTCCCACGGGCCATTTAAACTGCTGGCATATTTTAGGCCAACGTGCCAAGTTGAATTATCGTCCTGCTGCATTACACACAGCACGTATTTGCCTTCCGCATAAACAATCCGCCATACCCGGGGTATAAAATCCATGGGAATTGCGGCCCATGCCCCATCTGGTGATTGTGCGGTGTAAAAATACTGTTTCGCTACGGAGTTGACCGTTTCCGATGTCATCAGCACAAACTGACCATTGATGTACTGGACGGATCTGCCGTAAGAACCTGTCCCTGTTGATTGATGGACATCCACCGCGCTCCATGGGCCATTTAAATCAGACGCGTACCATACCCGTGAAACCCAATGATCTGAATCATAAAATTGGCTGGCCGCGACATAATATCCGTTCGCAAACAGAAAATCATTGATTGTCCCGCTAGAACCCGCCGGGATAATGACGGATTCTGTCCAATTTGCATCAGGAGAGCTCGCGTAGTAGATTTTATTTTGAAAAACGCAAATATAATTCCCGTTGATATATTGCAAGACACTGTTTCCAGATGGGCCACTTGTCTCTCCAAACAGATTTTCTTTATATGATGTCCTAAACTTAAACGGAAATTCTTCCACATACTTCGGATAATCTTCCGCCGAAATGATAGTGCCGTTTGCCAATACCCAGTTCTCACCTAGTTCGGTTTTTGTTGTTAAGCGAACATCTCCAATTGCGAAAGATTCTCCACTACTTTCCCCAGAACCAGCCTCCTCCGTAAACTCAATCGTGTACGGGCCGGAGCCGAGGGTTTCGGACATAGAAGCCGTTCCGCTTCCGGGAACCGTAACGGCCTGATTCGCTCTTGCGATTCCCTTGTCAATTTCCGGTCCCGTGTAGGCCCCGTTATATCCATCTGTTGTCGGCATATGATCACTCCCTCATGCAGAGATATGGCTCCCCATCGGCAGTAATGTAGGCTGTGCTGCCAACAGGAATATAATAGTAGTTGTCGTTCCAGCTTCCGTCTTCCCCCTGTGCAAAGAGGGAAATTCGATAGTTCCCGTCTCCATGAACAAGGTAATCGTCATACACCTCGAAACTCCGCTGTGTGTTCGCCGGGGTGGTGGAGAAGGACGCGATCAGCGCCCCCTTCCCCACGCCGTACTCCTCCCCAGCCTTCGTAGCGCGGCACTCAAACGCCTGATAGGGAATATCTGACTGAAACGCCACAATGATATAATCAAAGCCAGACACAGCGGAGACCTTTTCTCCGGAAATAGAGAATGTCAGCTTTGGGGCCGCCATTATGCCACACTCCAAATGCCTGCGGCAGTCTTGACGAAGACCTTGACAATCTTCACGCCGTCTCCGGTAGACGCGCTCTCCAAATCGGTTCCGTTAATCGTAACCTGGATATTAGTGGTGGCGGGATAATTGCCTTCGTTTCCGCTGGTGTTGATGGAGCCGCCAGTGGTGGGGATCAGGGTGCCCGCATCCTGCTCGCTGGAATTGGCAGGAACCACGCAAACCTTGTACTCGTCAAACTCCACATCGGAAGTAAAGTTGATAACAGACTGATTGAATCCCGCAATCTTGGAAATCTTGCTCTTGTCCGGGCCGGTGACTGTGACCACGGGAACCGTAGTGTTGAGAGTGATATCATCCGTCACCTCGGCGCTCTCGTTGCCCACATCGTCACGGACCTTGATATGTACAGTCTTCAGGCCATCCCCAGAAGTCAGGTTGACGCTCTTGCTGGTGGCAAAGGTCTCCCAGCTGGCGGACCCTTCCTCCGCAACACCATCAATTCCCCAGATTTTCATCTGGTAGCCGGTGGTCTGCTCGTCGCTGACTCCAATGGTCAGCTTTACCGCTGTACTGGTCGCATACAGTGCCCCATCATTGATTTGCAGTGTCAGGCCAGACGGTGCGGTGGTATCAAGAGTTAGGTTAAAATAGCTTGCCATTTACTGACTCTCCTTTGTGTCAAGTTGGATATATACATAGGCCCCTGGCCTTTCATAAACATTCTCGCTGCCAGCCATGATGGTTTTAATCCCCATCTCTCCCAGCATCAAGGTCTCTATGGTCTCTGTTCCTGCATAAATCATTTTGCTACCCCCGAATCAGATAGAGCGTGGTGGGGCTCTTTGTGGGAAGCTCCTCATATTCCTGCCTGTCCATCACACGGATCACTGATATCTCCGGAGATGATACATTGCCGGAACCGGAGCCTCCAGCTGGAAGTGGGACATCGCTCTCCTCATATTCCTTCTTATCCGGGTTCCAGATCATCCAGTAGCCGTTTTCTCCAGGCATCGGCGGATTATCGTTGATGCTTGTCAGCCTGTCCTCCATTTGTTCAAACTCAGACGGGAGTGGCGGAGGAAAAAAGTCTACCGCATTTATGCTGCGGAACACCGTGGCGTAAAAAAGGTTGCTGTGCCGAACATAGTCGCCCAGAGTACCACGCACCTGCATGGCATATGTACCGTCATCTGCCAACATAGAGGCCGTTAGAAGGGCACTGTAGACCATTCCAGTTCTTGTAAGCTGGATAATATTTTTTTCTCCATCTTTTTCTACGTCTACTTTCAGGTCCCATTCCTCTGTCAGATCGGTGGACACTTCCAGAACTGTAGCCCCATTGTCCCCTTCAAAGCCCAAAGAAAACCCTGGTGGAGCACACACCTCCCAATCCTTCATATAGAGCATGCAACATCACCTCACACCGTCGGATTCATCTGATCGTTTACCCAATCAAACATAGCATCCTGTTCCTCACCAGAATATTTGCTTGTATAATATCCGCCTGGAAGCCCTTCCGAAATAGCTATTTGGAGCATTTGATTGAACTCTTCCTGCGTCATATTGTCCTCCTAAACGATGATAAGCCGCCCGTTTTTATCAAGAACTGTTTTTTTGTTTTTATCCATGAGTTTTCCGGGCTTGATTTCTGTTTTCTTACCGTAGTATAAAATGATGCACCCTTCTTTTCCGGAGCCGCCTGAACCTCCTGCCCCACCTGCTCCACCATTACGGGGATAAATGGCTACCTCAGCACTTGCCCAAATGGATATAGTGTTTGTATTAACATTTTTCTGTGTCTTTGAGTATTGGGCGGAAACTGATCCATCTCCATTTGCGCCGCCTCCTCCGCCTCCGCCTCCGCCAGAACCTGCCGAGCCGTAGGTTTCTCCAGGAGCCCCATTTGCGCCTCGTCCTCCACTTCCGCTTGTGCTTGTTCCTAATGTTGAACTTGCTCCAGTATCAAGTGTAACACTTCTAGACCATGAGCCATATGAAGCATTACCGCCAGGGGACCCGTTTGAATTACCAGACGCCCCGCCTGCACCACCGCCACCAGCGCCGCCGTCACTGTACGATGCAGATCCATTCCAAGTTGTCTGAGAAGAAGTGCCATCTCTTGGATATGTCTCATTCAGTCTAGAGTACCCTGAACCTCCTGGAACTCCATTAACCGCAGCTCCGGAAGCCCCAACTGAGCCACCTGCACCTCCTTTTCCACCAGACGAACCTGCTTTCGCATAAGTAATTCCGGTGACAATATCCGTATATCCATCTGGAAGGATTCCGCCATTTTCAGAGGACATATCTCCAAATGTTGTTTGCCCTCCAGTCGCGCCATTAGATGCCCCGCCAGTTCCACAACTATAGGATATTTTATCGCCTGGATTTACCGAAATAGTTGTTTGCAAAACATTTCCGGCGATACCCGGAGCACCGCCCTCTCCGCCTTGACCCGCCGAACCTCCGCTGTACGATTGGGACGCCGTAGCGCTTATAGAGCCGCTTTGCCCAGCTTGAACATTCGTTGTTTGATAATCGTTGTCTCTGCGCACAATATTCCCGCCCGCTGTGCCTTTCTCGCCAGATTGTCCATTATATCCAGCTTGTCCTCCTGAGATCAGCACTATTCGTACCTCAGATACACCTTCCGGAACGGCCCATTCACCGCTTCCGGTCAGCAGTTCATGTTCATCATAAATAACTGTTTGCTCAATTTGGAGTGGACGGTAGCCGACAAGTTGTTTAGATTTTGCCCGCAGCGTCCCTGATACAGTAATATCAAGGCTCTCAATACATGCCTGTACATTTACTTCATCATACGGATGATAAGCAGTTACAACATCACCTGGAGATAGCTGCCCAAGCACAATGTCTCCATCAATAGTCTCTGAACATGTATAATAATTCTTGAGTCTATTGGCTACAGCACTTGAATTTACAAGGGAAACCAGAGTCGCTTCTGTTACAGATTTTACATTCTCTGTTTCTTGGCTTCTTCCATCCTCTATATTCCTGGAAATTTGTCTTGTGTTATGGATATATTTTTTTCCTTTTAATGTACCCGTTCCAGAAGATACCTTCGCATAATTTGCGCCGCTTTCCAGAATAGTAAAGCCAGAGGCGGTCAAACTGTGCATTGGTTCTGAAAAAGTAATTATATCCCCTGATTGCGTAGCGCCTTCAAACAAATCTGCTTCTTCTGTACCTTGTACGTATTGATGCTCAGTTACTGCAACGCGCGTTACTTTAGAACTATGCGATGCTTTTGGCCCCTCAAATAGTTTGTCTTTCCCAACATTTCCGCTGATGCCATCCCAAAGGGATTCAATCCTTAAAATGCCTTTCCTGTCTGTCTTAACTGTTGCTCCGATTGCAAACAATACTTGTGCTAAGTTGTCTCTCGGTGTTGCGATCGGAAGCCACCCATAAAGTGCGATTTTAGCGAAAGAGAAATGCAAAATATATGGTACGCTGCCACAAATACTCGGGAGAATTTCTTCCACGGTTTCGCCTGTATAAATGCCTCCATAGTGCTGACCTTCTGCCAGAATACCGATTGCAGAATCTGCTTCAATCGTATATGTCGATGCAGATGTGCGCTTGATCGATTGGACATAGAAAATGCCGGTCAGTATATCGTCATTATAATATCTTAGCGGCGCGTTCCTCTGGAAAGACAGGATGGACGAGTCAGTACACTCTACCTCTGCTTCGAACGAATTCGGTTCAAGTTCGGACTGCAATAGGGAAATTGTGGAATAGAT